TGAAATGATATTAGGAACTAGAAATAAATCTTTCATATTAGTAGGAAATGTTTCCTATATACATGAAACTTTTCATGCTAATAGGAAAAAAACTGGGGAAAACCAAGGCGTCTAATACATATGTTGGCCGGAGAAATAAAATGCAAATAAGAAACTTATTACGAATAATCATCATCTCGACCTTATTGGTATGCTTTTTTGAAGGAGGTGAAGGAATGGCAGGCCCTATACCATCGGAAGTTAAATCTGTTGTCGTGTTCATTTACTTAGAAAAGGCAGGAAAACTCATTCCTAACGGCACGGGTTTCTTTGTTGGCGTAAAGAGTCCCTCGGAACCAACAACCTTCAGCGTCTATCTTGTCACGGCAAGGCACGTCTTGTACAAGCCTGACACTACAGAATTCCTCGACAAGGTATATGTTCGCATAAATAAAAAAGATAGTGGCTCCGAAGTGGGCATGATTCCAATTAAAGCTGAAGGCAATGATCGAACAGTCTTTGTACATACTGATCCTTCTGTTGATCTTGCTGTAATACCATTTCTGCCTGATCAAAAGAGATTTGATTTTAAGTTCCTACCTGACGAGATAATTACAACGCAGGCAGCTTACAATGATCTGAAAATCCGAGAGGGTTCTGAGATTTTTTTCACAGGTCTATTTGCGCATTATCTTGGCTCGGATAGAAACTACCCCGTTGTCCGGTTTGGTCGCGTTGCTTTAGTTACTGACGAGAAAATAGAGTGGAACGGTAAATTAATGTCTCTTTACCTTATTGAAGCTGGATCTTATGGAGGTAACAGCGGCGCTCCGGTCTTTTTTTACTTAGGAAGCGATCGTGAGCCAGGAAGTTTAGTTGTTGGGCCGCCCGTTCTTAAGCTTGCGGGTGTTATGCAAGGAACATTTCTTGATGCACAGGAAATCAAATCAATTGAAACAAAGAAAACACCTATTTCACTTTCAAGTATGGGAATTGCCGCTGTTGTACCGGCATATAAGCTTCACGAACTTCTTTTCTCACAAGAACTGAAGCGACAAAGAGGATTTTAGATATTTTTTCGGCCAACAAGCAAATCAACCCGACCGGGAATAGCCCTTTGTCGTTTTGGCTCAAGGTGAGTGCCCCGGCGGGTTATTTAAATCGTTATACAAGAGATAAAAAAATAATGAGGCACTAAATGAAAACATTTTCACAAACAAAACAAGAGTTTGATGACAAGTATTCTTCTCAAAAAAAGTTTATTGCCTTTATCCCTGTTAATCAAAAACTATCGGAAGAATACGACATTAAAAACAAACAAGGAGAAACAAACGAAGAATACTATAAGTGGCAATTTTTTTACTCTTTAGTCCATTCTGGTTTATATCCAAAAGATTATTTGGGTTGTGAAGTGTATTTCCCAAAAGGAAATAAAAATTCAGCTCCGATAAAATTAGATGGTGCTATTTTTGATGATCCTAATTGGTTTGATTGGTATAAAAAATATCATAAAAACAAAGATCAAGAATCATTAGATTGGCTAAGAAAGCATTTACTTGGTGTTATTGAATTTAAAAAGGAAGATTCAAAAGATACTGAAGTTGTTTACAATCAACAATTAAAGCCAGCAATTAAAGAATCCGAAAATGATTTTTGTTTAGGGATGTTGTACGATACTGAAAGACTTTATCTTTTTCAAAAAAAGAATAATTCTTATTTAAGACTTGATGAATCTTTCAATCTGAAAGGTGAAAAAAGTACGACAAAAGATTTATCGTTGTATCTTACAGATGCCTATTACAAAATTCCTTCTTTTGAACAATTAAAGAAAAAAATAACAAAAATTACAATAGACAGATCAAAAAGAACTATTGATGATTTGGATATTGTTACAGGAATTTATAGCAAACAGCTTACAGATGGAATTTCAAATATTCTTAGGGTTATGGACAAAATAGGAATGAAGAATCAAAGAGGTTATGAGATTCTCATTCAAATAATGGCGCTGAAAATATTTGATGAAAAAAGAAGCTTAAATACTGACCCAAAACAATATTTAGAATTCTACAAAAGTGATCCGGAAAAAAAAAGATTAGAGTTACTTTTTTTTATTACCAAAAGTGAAAAAGAGCATATTAACTTAGGAGACGAGGAAGTACAAAAATTTATTGACAGAATTAGAATTCTATACAGTGAGGCTTCAGAAATATATCAAAAAATCCTAAATGCTGATGATACAGAAACTATAAATTGGGACAACAAAGTTCATATTCAAATTATGAGCGAAGTTGTAGAGCAATTTCAGGATTACAGCTTTGTAAAATCTCACAAAACAGATTTATACCAAATTGTTTTTTACAAATTTGCTAATGAATTTTCAAAAGCGGATAAAGGACAGTTTGTAACACCGATCCCTCTGATAGATTTTTTGGTTCAAATTGTAAATCCTCGCAGTACTGAGAAAGTCATTGATCCAACAGTTGGGATAGCAGATTTTCTTTCAGTATCGTATGTAAATTCAAAAAGCAGACTGAACGACAAAAACATTTATGGAGTAGATAATGACAGGCAAATGGTTATGCTTGCTCAATTAAATATGCTTTTGAATGGTGATGGAGAAGCAGTTTTAGAGCATAAATCGGATAGAGGCTCAATCACTTGGAAATTTGCCAAACAAGGTGGCTTGACAGAGTTAAAGCCTAATTTGAATAAAAACGGAAATTGGGACAACAAAACACAACTCAAAAAATTCGATGTTGTTTTGACAAATCCTCCGTTTGGGGAGGATAGAAAATGGGAACCAAAAACCCAACAAGAGGAAGATCAAGCCGAAATGTACGAACTATGGAATATTGCCAGAAGCGGGAAGTGGATAGACTTAGGACTTGTGTTTTTAGAAAATGCTTATCGCATTTTAAACAAAGGAGGCAGAATGGGGATCATCGTTTCTAATTCGATTGCCTCAATTGATAGATGGAACAAGGCTCGCCAGTGGCTAATGGAGAAAATGAGAATTGTTGCTTTGTTTGACTTGCCGGCAAATGTATTTGCCGACACAGGAGTAAATACAACCTTGATTGTTGCCTACAAACCAAAAGAAAATGAGCTTAAAAAATTGCAAGAATCTAATTATGACGTTTTTGTAAAAGACATTAAGAAGGTTGGGTATGAAGTAAGGACTTCAAAAAGAGTCAAATACTTTAATCCAATTTATAAAATAAATGAAAGAACTTTTGAAATTGAACAAGACGAAGAAGGAAGCCCTTTGATAGATGAAGAATTTACAGAAAATATTACTGAATTTAGAAAGTGGTGTTTAGGCCAAGAAAAGACTTTGCAAGATTTATTTGTTAAGGAAAAGTAAAATGGCAATAACAACCTATAAAGATATTATTGGCAACAAATATAATCTGGCTCCAAGCCAACTAATGACTTTGGGAGCGCCAAATAAAAATAAATCATTTGTTCGTGATTTATTGTCGAGAAAATTAAAATTTTCCGACAATGGGAATGAGGTGGGCTCCGTTAATTACATTTCACAATCTCCAAAATATTTTATTAGAGCAAAAGCATTACAAAAAGAATCATTTTTACCGTTTTTAACAGAAGAAACAGCGATACCAATTCGTCCACAAGTTTTTACAGATTTTGATTTAAAGGCGGGAGATATTTTAATCTCCAAAGATTCAAATATTGGAGAAGCGGTAATTTTAGATAAAGATTTACCAAATCATACTATTTCAGGGGCATTGTATAAATTACCAGTTCAAGAGAATAAGTATTATTTATTTGCTTTTTTAAAGCACAAATATTTTTTAAATCAATTGGATTTATTAGTTCCAAAGGGGGCAACCATAAGGCACGCAAAAACTTTGTTTTTAGATTGTAAAGTCCCTTTTCCAAATCAAAAAAATAAGGATGATGTGGTTACTTATGTAGAATTACTAACTCAAGCCATTATTGCCAAAGAAAAGGAGATTAGAAAAAAGTATGAGCAAATTTTAACCATAATTGAGCAAGAACTTTTGGAGAATCAGAAAGACGAGGAGTTTAAATATCAACATCCTAATTTAGTTAAACTAAAAAAGCATAATCGAATAAATGCCGGATTCTTTTCAGAACATTTTTCAAAAGGTGAATTTATAATTAAAAATTATCATTTAGGGTTTTCTAGCATAAAAGACTTAGGGTTTAATGTTAGTAGAGGACAAAACTTACAGATTTCGTGTATCGGAAAGAGTATTTATTCGGATAAATATAAAGAGGGTTTTTACACTGTAATAAAACCAAAGCACTTATCTATATATGGAACTGCGTTTTCCCGGGAATATTTAGGAAATGCTAAAAAACTTAAAACTTTAAAAGCCGGAGACATAATTTTTGGGGCAGAAGGGTTTGACAAAGGTCGATCTATGGTGATTCTAAAAGATAGAGACAAAACCATAACAAACATTCATGGAATAATTATAAACCATAAAGAGGGAGATATTTCTTTATCTATTTTTATAAAATGTTTCTTGGACTATCTAAGAAAAATAGGAATGACTGATTTGTATGCTGTAGGCGGAAATGGAGGAAGTTTAGCTATGAAATATTGGGACATCATCCCATTCCCAAATTTCCCAAAAAATAAACAAGAGCAGATTGTGGGTTTATATCACAATTTAATTGACTATCCAAAAGCTCTTAATTTTAAAAGTTTTTTAGAAGAAGATCAAAAATGGAATAAAAAAGCTGGAATTATGGAGATTGATAAATCGACAAAACAATTTAAAAACCAATTGAATAGTGTTTTGGATAAAATCGTGAATGATGAAATCGTGAATTTAGAATTTGTATAACAAACTAATCCAGCCGATGCAAAAATCGCACGGCTGATTATGGCGTTAGTTATCAGGAGTCTCTCAATCCAATCATCATTGATAGAAGGTTGGGAAAGGCAGAGAGCAGAAATTTTTCGATCCGGTTGTTAAAACCAACCAAGGAATTACTGGATTCGATCCGGCTTGAAGAATTATTTTGTGACATCAAAGAATATGCTATTCGGTTGTTGAAAGACTTTCCAAAGGATATTGGAAAGTTGGAAGACGTTTTAAAAGCATTGAAGGCGGTCTTACTATAGTTACGACGAGAACAAAAGAAATAGTCCATGACCGAGATAATACCTAAACCGCAACCGCCGCCTAAGCGCAAATTTAGGTGTGACATTTGCGGGAAGGTTGGCGAATGGAATAGGGATTGGCTTAGATGGAGCTCAATGGCATTAGATGAGACTTGTCCTTATGATGCACCGACGATTTGTCCGGATAAGAAATGTCAAACAGAGTTTCATCATCGTCTGAATACTGGTGAGATTAAGTTGCCAGAACTTGAAGACTGTGGTTACTACTGCATAAAGAAAACCTCAAGGGTTGGATATTAAGCAAGTGGACACTTGATTCGTTTGTCAAAATTCACTTGATTTATTTGTCAAATTAGGTTTAATTTGACATTGTGAGCATAAAATCTGAATCAAAAGACTATTCTCCTCTAAATCAGGCGGAGATCATCGGTCATTTTGAGGCGATATTCAGATTGCTAAAATTAGATATTTCCGATTTCTGCGAAGTGGGATTGTCTATTACGATCAATAAGGGCAAGATCGCGGACAGAATCGACTCCAATATCCATCACATCCATAAAAAAAGGGACCTATGATGAGCGGTATCACAGAAACTATTCAGGGTGATCTCAAGTCGGCATTTGTCAAACAGGCAAGAGACATATTATCTAAGGCACAAAAGGCTGGTATTATTTCTGAGATCGATGAATCCCTGAAAGATCCGGAAGTCCGGAAAGCATACGATGAATTTGTAGCGAAGTCGGTTGCTGATGATCGGGAGACAATCAATCATCTATTATCGATCATGTTTGATATTGACACGAGTTATAATTCCATCGATAACTACAAGTTCCCGCAGGAGATGGCAGATTACAGGATATTGAGGCGTGGCGGGAGATCGCTGCCGGCGCAACTGATTAAGTCATATAGATATAATCAGATTGTGGAATTCGCAAAGATCGGTGATGGGAAAAATCCGGGATTCAATATTACCTACTTAGATAGACAGAAGAAACTGACGGCCAAGGAAAGAAAATTATGCAGTGAAGTGGAAACGCTAATCGCCAACAAATTCTTTTTCGTTCCAAACTGTGAAACACCTACAATGAGTTCTTTTCTGTCCTATGCCTATAACGACATTTTCGATTTAGATAAAATAGCTGTTGAGATTAACCGTGAAAACGCGAGTTTCAACTCGAAATACAATTATCGCGGGATGCCGGTTTCGGCCTGTATTGTCGATGCAGGAATAATTTATCCGGTCGTTCCGAAAACCGAGCGTGAAGAAACCCGGACGAATTACATGAATTTTTATCAACCTGTTCAAAAGAGAAAGGATCAGGAACAACTGCTGGGTTATAAGACTTATTTTCAGGACGAATATCGATTCGGGATGGTTGACAAGACTATGAAATTAGTGGCATTGTTTACTCCCGAAAGGCTGATATTCAGGTATTTCTATGGCACGACAGATATTGAGCAACAGTTCAGGGGCTTTAGTGTTGTGGAGCGATCACTGAATGTCATGCGCTACATTATGGATTCGATCTCATACAATGTAACACGTAGAAGCGCTAACACGATGCCCAAAGGCATGATCGCTGTCATCGGAGCCACCGAGGATGGATTTTCTAAGCAGGAAATGAACCTATTCAGGAGGTTGATTTGGGGCATTTCATCCGGTCAGAATGACAAATGGAAATATCCGGTAGTCGGATTACCGAAAGGCGTTGACCCTAAATATATTCCCTTCCATCAGTCATCGAAGGAAATGGAAGATTTTCTCTGGATTAGTACGCTATTTACGTGGATGTGTACCTTCGAGGGATTATCGCCTGAAGATGTCAATATGGCATCTAATAAGAATTCCGTCGGGAAACAGAGGCTATTCGACAAAAAGGAAGAAGAAGGCGCAATGATGCGTTCGCAAGATCCCGGATTACGCCGGTTTCTGGCAAATATAGCGGATACTCTCAATAATGCCGGTCTGTTCGAGGAATTAACCGGAATCGAAGGGGTTGGATTAGTATGGAATGGGCTGGACGTTGAAGATCAGGGAAAGAAAATAGATATTGATACTAAGCGGTTATCAACGACATGCAGTATCAATGATTTGCTGATCGAGGCTGATAAACCTAAGTATAAATTAATGGTTGGCGAAATAAATATTTATGATTTACCGGGTATCAGCAATCCAGAACTTTTGCAGTTAATCAGCAATGCGTTGATGGCGCAACAGCGCGATCAGGGACAGCCGGGCGAGGGTGATGAAGACAAGGCTAATGCGGAAGGCGAAGACGAAGGCGCCGAATATAATGAGTATCCGAACTGGGAAGAATCGGACGACGAAGGCGCTGAAAAGGCTATCAGACTCAAAAGGCGGTTACAAAAATCCGTAAATGGGAAAAATGTTACAATGACACTGGAGATTGAGTGATGAAACGATCTACTATAAAAAAACTGAAATATTTCCTGTTCTACTTACTGGGCGCCTTGTTGCTATTGTCAGGTTTCATATATGATAAATGTGGGTGTTGAGATGAATGAGATTCAAGACGTAATGGTGACAATAGATAAGACTAAGGTAAAGTTAGACATATTGGGGATTCCATTTGCCAAGCAATCATTCCGGTTTACGCGGAGTGGTATAAAATATCAGCCAAAAGAGATCGTGAACGCTGAATATAATGTACGCGCACAGGCAATTTCGCAATTACCGACAGGCTTTAAGATATTCAGTCAAGAAGTTCAGATAATTAGTATTCAATTCAGATTCCCGCCATTGAAATCGTTTACAAAAAAGCAAAAGTCAGATGTTGAAAACGGAATAATTATACCTAAATTAACAAAACCGGATTTAACGGATAATTTGATGAAAGGCGTGATAGATGCGCTAAAAGGTGTTGTGTTTACGGATGATTCGATTATCTGGAAGGTAGGAGAGATAAGCAAGATATACGCCCAAACGCCGGGTGTATTTATACATTTGCAGGGGGAATAATTTGGGAACTGAACCTACATCCGAAGTCTATTTAGGCGATTGCATGGACTTTATGGCGAAGTTCCCGGACAAGTTTTTTCAACTTTCAATAGTTGACCCGCCCTATGGAATTGATTGTGATGGAGCAAAACAAACAAGTGGAAGTCACGGAGGAAGAAAAGCACACGATTTTAAAGGATGGGACACAAAGACACCTGACAAAAAATACTTTGATGAACTTTACAGAGTATCTAAAAATCAAATTATTTGGGGTGCGAATTATATGGTTGAACACCTAAAGCCATCTATGGGATGGATTGTTTGGTGTAAAGACAGAGGTAAATTTACTTCGTCTGATGCTGAACTTGCATATAGTTCCTTTAATCGGGCTTTAAGGGAATATACGAAAAATCCACTTGTTTTGGTTCGTGAAGGAGGTACAATTCACCCCACGCAGAAACCGATTGCGCTTTATAAGTGGCTTCTAAAAAACTACGCTAAGCCGGGTGACAAGATTCTCGATACACACATGGGAAGTCAGTCAAGCCGGATAGCCGCTTGGCAGATGGGATTTGATTACTGGGGTAGTGAGATTGATGCTGATTATTTCCGGGATGGGTGTAAACGGTTTGATTTGATAACGTCGCAAATAGGATTATTTGCCAACGACACTTCGGCTCATAAACAGACTGAACAAATGGCAATTGGATTAATATGAAGAAATACGAGATAAAGTTTCCGGTAGAATTGCTGAAAGCCTCTGTAACGGACAGGATCATTGCACTTAACGGCATAGGCAAGATGCTGGGTTTGGAAAAATCTAAGAAAAGACATAATCATCCACATCTGCGCCCGGGCGATGGCGAGAATAAGATTATCGCCGAACTTGAGAGCAAGTATTATACTCAATTATGGGAGCGGAAGAAACTTAATGATACTATCCTGAAGTATATCAAAAGCCATAAACTGATCGAGAAGGAAATATCACCGGAAGAAAACAAGAAATTCCGAAAATTCCTGTCCGATATATTTGAATTGCCATTAGAGCGGATTGGCGAACTGGTTGTAAGGTCTTTTCTGGCCGGTGCGCTGGTTGAATTGGGTGAAAAGCCGGTTGCGCTGGATTTGGAGACATTGCCTCTATCGGTTAAAGAAGCGATCAAGCAAGGGAAAATGACCTGGGAGCAGGCAAGATTTGTAAAAATGGCGCAAATATTGGCTGGTGAACATATTGCAGGCGTTAGCGAGGCTGTACAGCATCGAATCCGGGACATGATTATAGAGAGCAATATTAACGGCGAAGGAATAAGCGCATTTTCACAGAGGTTGTTCGGGGAATTCGATGATGAGAGTATGATGAACCGCGACATGGAGCGGATCGCTATTACGGAAATGAATACATGCGCCAATGCCGGATTTATTTCTGGTTGCCGTGAAGGTGAGTATGTGATCGGTTTATCGCATAAAGACGCCTGTGGATGGTGTAAGGATAACATTCAGGGCAAGATACTGAAGGTAATTGATAAAGCGCCGCCAGAGTACGCTAATTTAAGCCCTGGGAGCGATAAATATGAAACCATAGCGAAGATATGGGATTCCTGTATATGGGCTACAAAGACGAATTATGGGCGATCTACGGCGAAGCGGATAAGGGCTGGGAAAGAGTGGATCGACAGGGAGCATCACGAATTGGCAAGTCCGGCTGTGCTTTGTCACATAAGTGGACGTTGTAAATGGTTGCTCTACTCGAAAGAATATATGTATGTAAAAGACGGCGTGATTAAATATGTCAGTAATGATGAGGAAGATGCAGAACGTCTGAAATGGCTAAAAGAACATCCAGAGATAAAGTAGAGGAAGAAAACGATGGTAAAAGTAACTAAAGAAGCAATTAAGGCAATCGATCCTGCAAAGATCAATATAATTGAAATACCTGACGTTAATGAGAAGACGATGATTAAAATCATCGAGAAGGTCAGGAAGGAATTTCCGGAAGCCGTGAGCAGGGTAATAATATTATCTGAAAAGGTTGACGTGAAAACGATGAGCGTCGAGGATTTAGTCACTTTCAGGGATATGATCAATTCGATATTAGATGATAGGGCGGTCCCGTCGAATCTGAATATTGCATTGAAATTACTGAGCAGCGCTATGACGGACAGGTCTAACGAGAAACAGTTGGAAATTGTCTATAACAGAATACGACAATTTCTGAATGATATGAGAAAATCATTATAAGGAGGATAGAACCATGAGATACATAGCAGATTCAAAAGGAAACTTGGTTAAGGCTGGCGATATTCATTTACCCGAACCAGATGAACCTATTGTAGAAAAAAGCCGGTTGGTGCAGACTTCAGACGGGCGGTTGTTGATTAAATCGACGGTGAAGGCGCATGAACGTAAGACGAAGACGGGAAAGATCGTGAACGTCAATCAGTATCAGAATGCGAAGACGAAACAGGCAGGCGGGGAGAAGCCAAATGAAGAAAAAGGGAAACAGACTGCTCAGTCGGCCATTGACGCGAATGCACAGGCAAAGAAATTTTATCTAAATGGCGATCACGATAAAGCCTATTCTCAATATTGCAAGGATTGTAAACTGATGGAACGTACACCGGCCAGTAATGAAAAGTGGCTGGAATGGGCGAAAAAGACTTGGGGTGAATCTTCCGGAGTGGTTGATGAGAAGATTGCGGCTAAATACAATATTGGCCGATACGGGAATAAGGGCTTTGAGGTTCAATTCAAAGACGACACAACAAAGGTGTTCAATTCAAAATCAACGGAACGTGAAAACTGGAATGACGCTCAAAGAGCGGCTATGAGAGCCATGAATGACATACCGGAAAATAAGCCTGAAAAAAAAGATGGGCGAGAATTGTACAAGATTGCAGAGAAACTTTCCAAACTAAGCGGTATGGCACATGCTCAAGGGGAATATATGCCCGAAGAATGGAAAAGGAAAGTTGGTATTGATCCAAATGATTTTGTGAAGGATGGCTATATCGAAATCAGAAAGAAGCATTGTTATTGGACGGACAAAGCCGAGAAACTTATTGGATTAAGATCAAAAAATGTAAAATCAAACTTTGCAAGTCTCGGAGTATCCAAATCTCTTGAAGTCGAGTTCACCGGTGAAGAAGTGTTAGCCGGGCTTGACAAGAAGGTCGCCGAATTATCGAAGAAACTGAAGGTGCTGAAGGACGCGGGTGATAAGGATACGGCGTGGACGGAGAGTGAACTGAAACGCATGAAATTGCTCCGGACAAAGATCGACAAGGATGAGGATTATAAACTTGGCGGCTATGAACTTGATCAATACGGGTTAGTGAAGTCTGTCGAAAACTCCAATCCAGACCTCTACAAATCTCTGGAGTTCGAGATAATCGGCCAACGGATCAAGGATGCTATGATCGGCAAGATTGCCGAACTCAAGGGTAAACTTGGGGCGATGATCGAGAAACTGAAGACTGGACAGCCTATCAGTGTCAATACTGTTGAAGATAAGATTATGCCTGATAACTCTTTATCTGTTCCAAAGACTATTCAGAATCCGGAAGATGTATGGGAAGTCAAATCTTTGAAACGTGATATTGAGAGGTTTGAAAGTCAAGTAAGAAATATTGACGTGAAGAAGAAGTTCAAACTCGGCGCATACGAACTGGATGAGTACGGGCTATAAGTTATAGGTGCGACCATGGCGGGAGAAAACGAAATATTTGATGGCGAATTACCGGAAGATGAAGACATCTATGTACCACACGAAGACGATGATGGAATTGGTGAGAACCAGCTGGAAAAGTTCGAGGACACAACGCAGGACTGCGTTGATTTTATCGATGGACCAGAACCGATGAACGAGAATGTCGAACACGGCCAATGGGATATAACTAAGGACGAAATTAAGGGACGGTAGAAGAAGCAACCGAACCAATATCAGAAAATAACAGGCATGAAGCAGAGGAGCCACAGATGACGAGAGCAAGACATGAGATTTATCATAAAGTCGAAAGTTCAACATCCGGGCAAGCGCGGCGGGAAATTTTGGATCGACAAAAAGGGTGAGATTCAGTATGGAGAGAAGCCAAACGCAAGGCAGGCAAAATCTAAGAATAAACCGGTAATCAAGAAAAATCGGATCGAGCCGGAAGAATACAAAAAGCATGGTATTCCTGAAGACGCTAAACATGCCTTATCCTATGAAGGGCATGATAAATATATACATGAATGGCGGGACAGCAAGGGGCGTTTGCAGAGACGCTATAGGCCGGAATTTGTAGCGAAAAAACAGGCCGATAAGTATAAACGGATCACTAATGCCATTAATCGCATTCCCGAATTGAGGGAAGCGGTAAATAATGATATTAACGGCAAGGATACTCTTAAAAAGTTTACGGCACTGGCGATTAAAATAATGGATTTGACCGGTGCGCGTGTTGGGAATGAAAAGTACACGGAAGATAACGAGACGCACGGGATTACAACGCTGGAAAAGAGTAATGTGACTTTCCGAAACAACGTGGCTGTTCTGAATTATGTAGGAAAAAAGGGCGTACAGCAAACGCACGAGGTAGATCAACCGGAAGTGGTATCTGCATTGCGGGAATTGAAGAAAATGCCGGGGAAACGACTATTTGAGATCGACGAAAAGGGTAATATCAGTTCGGACGGGGTGAATAAGTATCTAAAGGAATATGGATTAACCGCGAAGGATTTGCGGACATTTCGTGCCAATGTCGAATTCACTAAAGCATTGATGACCGGGGGCCGGCCAAAAGATGACAAGGGGCGCAAAACAGCCGTGGCCAATGCACTTAAAACGGCATCGGCGCAATTAGGCAATACTCCGGATGTATGCAGAACAAATTATATCTCACCGGAAATACTGGAGGGCTATCTGAGGGGTCGGCTGTCTTTGAAATTTGCGATAGCGAAAGGATTTGATGTTGATAATTACGATGAACTGTTCGATAGTGACGAGATGGCCTTTCTGGAATTATGGAGCGAGGCGACGGCTGAAGGGTCAGAAGGGGCAGAAGGGGCAGAAGGGGCAGAAGGCGAGAAACCTGAAGGCGATAAACCGGTATTAGAAAAGTCGCATGTCAAGGGTCATGTTAGGGCGACAAAAACCGGGAAGATTGTGCCGGTTAGGGATTATGAGAATAGGAAACGAAAACAAAACAATACTAATCTTATAGATAAATTTGCCAAACAGAGTTTTGAAAATGTTAAACATCAAATAAATGAGCCGAACTTTAAACAACTAAGCAAGGAAAAACAGAAAGAAGTAATAATTAATGCTAAAATAAGATTTAAAAATGAGGCAGCAAACTTTATCGACACTATTATCAAAAAAGATTGTGACAAAATTTTTTCAGGGATATTACATCCGAGGAACAAAAAACATCGGGCATGGTTTACGGAATTAACAGGAATAAAAATGCCCTCTACATTGGAAGAAACCAACAAAACATTAATTAAATATGTAGGAGAGAATAATCACACTCAATATTTAGAGAAAAAAAGAATTGAAAAAGAGGAGCAATCCAATAAGTATTTACTCGAAAATGCGCTGGCAGAAATTACGAGACCACATAAGATTCGATATAACGGTACAATATTCAATACCACAAAGGAATTCATCGATTACCGTCTCAAAGAAGGTAATTATAAAGTGGATAAAACGGTTAAAGGCATTAAACCTATTTATAAAATCAGAGACAAGGACGGCGATGGCTGGATGCCAATATCGAGTAAAAATGAACGTATCTATATTGATTCTGTTCTATCAAAAAGGAAAATCAGGAAATCCATCCACTACTTTATCAAGTCCCAGGTGGCCGGGCACCAACGGGTAACTGAGACGGGCAAGGTCGCGTATGTTCATCCCTATCAAAACAGGGTAGTCAAAAAGCCGGAAGATTTGTTTGCTACGCCAGAGCAGGCGGGACTGACGCCGGCGATCAGGAGAGGTAATATAGATAATATTCCTTTGGAGATGATCGAGCGGGACGAGAGCCAGCCACGTGAGACTTTTGAACCGGATGCTTTACGGAAACTCGGTGAAAGCATCAAGAAGATCGGATTGATGCAACCGATCGGTTTAAGGCCGGCTATAAATGGTACACATAAGATCATCTTCGGCGAAAGGCGCTGGCGGGCGGCAAGACTGGCCGGATTGACTGATATTCCGGCGCGGATATTCGATATTGAAGATAAGAAAGAACTCTATGCGATGCAGGTGGCGGAGAATCTGGCAAAAGAGGATATGAATCCGATAGAGACGGCCAATGCTTTTAGGAAGTTGCATGATGTCGGCATGGGCAATGAGGAAATAGCAGAGCGGACGGGCGTATCACCTGTCACGGTCCAGCGCAAGATGTCGCTGACTACATTGATTCCGGAGATCCAGAATTTAGTTAAAACCGGCGATCTGACTGAAACAAATGGGATATTGATCGGTCAGGCGGGCTTACAGTCGGCTTTCCAGTTTGAGGTATTGAAGAAAATCAACGCTTCTACCAAGAAATTAACTCGCGATGAACTGGATGGGATCGTATCGCGCTATCAGACCGCACAGAATCAAACATCGTTGTTTGGGATGGTTGGGACGGATGTAATAACCGGGACAAGCCAGATCAATAAAAATAAGGTCGAAGCCGTCAAAAAACAGATCGCAAATTTGCTGGGGAATGTTGTTAAAGCCGCCGAGAAGATCATTAATAATAAAAATTACAAGATTGCACCGGCGATTCTGAAGGAGCAGGGCAAATTAGCACATACCAAAGAGGAACTGAAGTTACTGCAAAACTATCTGGGAACGATTGTTCGGGAATTGGAAGCGGCAGACGCATTTTTTCATAGCGGCGGAACGGTGGCGCAGTACCTATCTAAACAGAAAGTGAAGAAAGAGACGAGGAAACGGATCAGGAAGGCGATATATCTGATTAAGTCGATTGTCAGACAGCATACGCGAACAGGCAAGAGCGGGAAGATCGTACAGGTCGGACAATATGTAAATAAGAAAACGAAGCGTGCGGAACCTGTGTCTTCACTTAAAGCCCCCAAAGATTATGATGAAGTCGTTAAAAGGTACGGAGACATAACAGCGACTACCGATACTGAAAAGAAAACCAAGAAAGATGATGAAAAGGAAAGTCCATTTATTGCAGAAGCCCGTAAGTATAAGAGTGCGGAAGAGTTTGTTAAGGCGCAAGGAAAACCAATATTTAGAGGTGGTAAAAATTTATCTAATAAAAATATTACAGATGTTGGTGTGTCTTTTTCATCCAGTAAAAAAGTGGCAGAAGATTTTATTAAAATAAAAGGTGGAAATTTATCAGAATATATAATTAATCCAGATGCCAAGATTGTTGATTATCAGGATGTTCCAAATGTTAAGTTCAAAAATCTAAATGACTATTCTCCAGAATTAGACACAGGTAATAGGCAGATTTGGAGAGATTTAGAAGTGGAATATCAAAAATCAGTAGGATGGGCAAAAGAAAAAGGATATGACGCAGTTAAATTACCTCTTGAGGGAGAATATAGAATTATCAACCCAAATTCAATCAAATCCAAATCCCAACTCATTGACATTTGGAATGAAGCGCATAAAAAGGGAGATACGAACCCGTCTGACATTCCTGCATCACTGTCCGAGAAATGCAGGCGTGAAAAGCCCGGTAGTGGCGGAGAGATTCACCTATCCAAGAAAGAAGTGACAACGCTGCTAAGGCATGGAGTAGTCGGCTTTATCAGCGCGGGTACTAATCCTAACAGTACGCAGGAAAAGAAACTTTCGGATGCTGGCATAAAAACCCGTGAAAAGCACCTGAGAGACGATCTGGTAAAGCAGGGATTGAAGTTTGTCAAAGTGACTGGCAAGTATGGCGAGGTTGAAGACAGTTATATGGTGATGGTTCCGAACGTCAAGGACAAGGAACTGATCGAACTTGGGAAGCGGTACAATCAGGATAGCGTGATATATTCCGATCACGGCAAAAACAAACTGATATTTACGACAGGCGAAAATGTCGGGAAGTCATATAATGGCAACGGATTTCAGATATTGAATAATGACGCTGAGGACTTTTATACCGAAGTGGATACGAAAAAGGGCAAATTGAGATTCAGCCTGAAGTTTGACTTCAGCAAATTGACCAAATCCATCCGTTATTTTGTTAAATCCATAGTGAAACAGCACACACGAAAGACTGACGCTGGAAAGTTGGTCAACGTAAAGCAATATGTAAACCGGAAAACCAAGCAGGCGGAGACGAAAGAACCGTGGCAAATGACGAAAAAGGAAATCGAAGAGAAGTATGCTTTTTCCGGGATGGTATTCTACCATAAAGAAGCAGTCCAGCAAGCCTTATCGAGGGGCAAACCCGTCCCGGCTGAAGTGTTGAAGGATTATCCTGACCTTGCCGAAAAGTATGGGAGGAAATCAGTTATCGGGAAAGTGTTGATGACTGAAAAACCAATATTTGTCCTCGATGATGAAGGTAAATTGGCAAAAGTGGTTAAATGGGATGGTGATAAACCAACAGTTATTTATCCTGGAAATGAGGGCGGGAATATTGCTGGAACCGGTGGTCGGCCCTACGAATATTCTCTGAAAACCTATGTTCCCGTGACCAATTCGGATTTTAACAAAATAATTCGCCCTGGCGGTAGTCGGAAGCAAATTGACCTGAGAATGTGGAGGGATCAATTTGAGAAAAAATCACAAAAGCAGGCCAAAGATGTTCCTGTTATGGACGAAGAAACTTATTTGTCTATGCACGGGGCATCAAGACAGGATATAGGTGATTCGGCGCTTCATAAAAACAGACCCAAAAGTGATCGCGTATGGCGAGGTATTATTAATCGTCAGTCAAAAAAAGATGCTGAATTGATCGAAAAACGCGAACGACTAAGGGCAGAATATTATAGTAAAGTCGAGGCTGGGGAATTAAGACCACGCACAAGAATTGAACGTCTTATCTCTACTGCAAATGGTGATTCTGTGTTTGAATCTACGAAGGCCGCACGCAGATTGCTCAAAAAGCAAGGGATTGAATGGAGAATAAAGAAGTCCATCCGGTATTTGATAAAGGGCAAGGTGTTTCCGGTTGGGCATGTGTCGATTTATCGTGACGGGACGGTATGGAAGAAGATTAAGGATACGGGTCAGTCCGATGATTGGAAGGAATTGGTAGATGCAGAAAAAACTAAGGCGTTGAAAAAAGTAACCGGTAGTGTTTCATCGAAGGGGGCGCCAATTAAAACTGTCCGGACATTAAGAAAAGAGGGTGGAAAAGTTGTGCAGACGGAAAAGGTGTCTGGCCGGAACCGGACTACTGTAGAGGAAAATAAAACCCATAAGGACGTTGGGGTTAAAGTCGGCGGTGCAAAGAAGGATATTTGGGCGCAAAAGGTTCGATTAGGGGAATTGTTATCACTGGCCGATGTTGTTCAGATCGAAAATGAAGATCAGGTCTTGGCGGATAAACTCGTGATTAAGGAAAATCTATGGAAAAAGCCTGATATTGAGGAAATGAAAAATCAGGGCATGTCGGCAGGCGCGGCCTACATGGTGAACTGGACATATAATACTATCAAGTCTAAACCTGAACCAGAATACAGGAAGGAATATCCGATTGGTTTGTCGAACGTTTCAAAAATGATTCTGAATGTTAAGAGTGTGGAAGATTATAAATCATTCTATTTGGCGGTAGAGAATATGATCCCTTATAAAATGGGTGATACTGTAATCGATGCTGAAAGTCATAAATACAAGATCGTCAATACACCTGAAGTCAGAAGGCAGTTTGAGGCATTAGGGCAGAGTTTTTTTGAGAATTTCTATACGAAAAGAAGGTCAGCTGATTATTACAAATTTAAGTCTCATTACTCACCGAATATGTCTAAAAGTTACCGATATGCTTTGCATGATGCAAAAGAGTTTGAAATTAATAATGATTGGGGCTGGGCAGATATTCAATCTGAGAAGCGGGATAAAGCCGACCTGTCCGGGGCTATTGTTGAAAAGTATATCAAAATCATAAAAAATAACAAACGTTTGCACGATATTGCATATTGGACGGCGGTTAATTCACCGAATGCAAAGGGATGGAATTTTGCCTCACATATAGCCAGTAACTGGGTATATGGGAAAATGAAGGGTATTAGAGAGGATTTATACAAATATAAAAGCGTCCTGTCAAGGAAATACCATGATAAGAAGGAAAACTTTGACTGGTATCTTGATTATAAGAGTGAGGAACTGGGTGGTGTTCTTACGGCTTTTGAATTTGAGACATATAAGAAAAAAGTTGAGAAATATCGTACAAAAAATGCTGAATATGGGGAAAATATTCCGGCATCAATATATAAAAATGCTGGTTTTGAACATGACAAATGGAGAGGAGAAGAAGTACGAAAATTCAGTTCTGAAACAAATGATCCGGAGTTTAATTTGATGAATGAGTTCAGGAAAGCCGGTATAACCGATCCAATAGCATTCACTAAAGCGGCCTATAAATGGCGGATAGATAGCATTCCAGAAAAGGATGTGCCTACGGTAATGAAGCGTAAAGGCCCGGCGGTAGGTGGTGGTGATGAGAAGTCAATACACAAACGATTTGGACTGCGCGGAATCGAGTATGGCAATTATGTGGATGATGAGAGCCGGGAATATCATTCAAATCAATGCACAATGGCATTTGCGGATTTGGCGCGGATACTGAAGATTTCCGAAAAGGATGTTTCCTTTAACGGAAGACTTGCGATAGGCTTCGGCACGAGAGGAACGGGAACGGCAAATGCTACCTATCATCCGGATCGTAAAATCATCAACATTACTAAAAACCGTGGTGGGGGGAGTCTGGCGCATGAGTGGTCTCATTTCTTCGATAACATCATGGGTGAAAGATCAGGGAAGCTATATGCCTTTGCCAGCGAGGGTGAATTAAATAACCAGCCAGAGATAGTTCAGGAAGCATACCGGAATTTGAATAACAGCATAAATTGTGTTATCGGCGCCGACCATGAGATATATCATGGAAAATCAAGTATTGCGAGTTGGGGCGGTATTGATACATTTATTGAGAATAATAACAACGATGCCACAAAAACCTATCAGGCCATTTTCAATTATTATCGCAATGTAAAGTCGGATGATAAAGAAACGAGAGCAAGATTAGCCGAATATATAGCGAAAAAGTGCGGAGAACCTTGTGTTGTCAAATTAAGTCCAGCGCAACGTATTGAACAACCATCTGAATTCAGGAAAAGGTCTGAGAAATGCGGTACTTATTGGTCAAAGAAGTTAGAAATGTTTGCCAGAGCGTTTTCGTGCTACATTGAGGATAAATTGGAGAGCAGGGGTGAATACAATACCTATCTGCTCCGCAACACGAAAAAGGATTTGGATACAGGGGGTTATTTTTATCCATATCCGGTCGAAAAAGAAAGAAAGACAATTAATAAAGCATTCGATGAACTATTCAGGGTTATCAGGGATAGTAAGGAATTGAAGAAATCCATATTTGGACAAGGAGAATGATGATGATCAGATACTTTATCCGGAAGTCGATCAAGGGATTTGTCAAGCCCGGTCATAAGTACATCAGACGAACGGGACAGTCTGGTAGTTATCTATATGAATATGCAGAAATGGATATACATAAACAGCCAGGTAAAACTAAGACTGAGATAGTTAAAAACACTGCCGAAGAAGTATTGAGGGCCATAAAGTGTTTAGCCGACAGATGCGATTATGCAAATAGTCTGGATGGAGCAGGATTTAACAAGTTTGATGCGGATTTCGGGCATGATTTGGCAGGTCGGGAGAGTTTGTCGGAAGGGCAAAAGCTGGCGGCGTTGAAGATGCTGAGGAAGTACAAAACCCAGTTAGGCAATGCCGGGATAAAGTTGGATTTCAGCGAGGACATAGGCGTTAAATCAGATGAAGGTGCGGATGCCGACGCGGACATTTTACTATCTCCTTATAATGATAAGGGCTACTCAATTCTATTCGATTTTAAGTGGAATGATCCGAAGTGGATAGCGTTAAAAGATGCTGTTAAATCGGCCGGGGCGGTCTATGACAGCAATAAAAAGGTTTGGCATATTAACGACGAAGACCTTCCGAAGTTGTTTGACAAGGTGGATAAAATTGCCATTACCAACGAGGCCAAATCCATGATCGCTAATAAGGATAAGAGGCTGGCGAAAGTTCAGATCGAGGAACAGAAGAAGCGCGAAAATGTAATGACCGAGGTGAAGAAAAAGATCGTCGAAGGGGAGAAAACAGAGAAAAAAACAGCGAGAGATCGGGAAGAATTTATAAAGAATTTGGCGAAACAACATCCTGAGAATGTGGCTATGGCGAATATGCTGTGGATTGACAAGGCTGGAAATGCTCACTTTGAAAAGCCAAAACGAAGTATAGAAAAATTCGAGGATGCTTGGGAACTCTATGAATTTTTTCAGGCAAAGCAACGCATTCTTCTCAGAGGCAATAAACCGGACTCATGGATTATTAACGATCTAACAAAAAGGGCTAAAAATCTAATCCAGGACAAAAAGGTTAAGGTTACCAATAAGGAAATTGATCTGAAAATATTCACCAAGCCGATTAATGAAATCACAAAGGAAGATTGCCTGCAAATACTGGCCTATGCAAAGAAAACCGGAATGCTGAGGGAGGCTACCCGTGGCGATAAGAAAGGGAAAATCTGCATTGAAAAAAAGAACGCCGACAGATGGCATAGCGTATCGGAAATTGATAAGAAGATAAGTGGTATTCTAAGTGAAGTCGTTGGCTGGAATAATGACTCATTGGCATTACCCAGGCGGGATTTAGCTCCGTGGTGGTTTAAGGAAGGAAAACCGGAAAAAGGCTTTAAGGATGAATACAATAAGCATGAATATATCTATACGAAAAAACTATGGGAAATGATTCAAGACTATAATGCTGGTAAGGGTGATATAAACGTCAAACAAATCTTCGGCAATGAAGTGAAGGACGATAAAACGCTCAAGGAACAACTCAAAGAGATCAAGCAAACGAGTGGAGAGATTGATATACTCAAAGGAAAGGCACTGAAGGCATTTAATGATCCAAGTCCGGTCGATGTGCCGGGAATAAGGCCGGGTATTAATCTATGGACACACCAGAAGAAGTATTTGAGCTGGATGCTGGCCGCTGGGAAGGGGGTTGTGGGAGCCGATACGGGATTAGGCAAGACATTCGTTACTTTAGCATATTTGAAAAAGATGCAGATTGAGCGGAAAATAGATGGTGGATTGCTATTTCTACCGGGCGCGGTTATGTATAGTTGGGAGCCTGAAATAAAGGAAAAATTTAACGGAAAGGCAAAGGTTCTGTATATCGACGGTACAATAACTCAGAAAATTCAGGCGATCAAAAGACTTAAAAAGGAGAAATTCGATTTAGTAATTTGCTCGCATGGATTAGCTGGGGGGGCAACAGGCGGTACACAGTATCCATTATTTAAAAAGGTAATGGAATCTACCGGAAATTATGCCCTGATTTATGATGAGGCGCATAAGGGACTATTAAAACAGGGCAACAATGCCTGGAAAAATATTCATAATCTTGCTAAACAGAAACATCAGTTTCTTTTGACTGGCACACCGGCCAGAAATGGGTGTGAGGATGTTAAAAACCTTATTGACCTGCTATATCCGGGCGTTTTGGGAAGTACAAAGGCATTCAACAATAAATATACGAAGAAGGTAAACAATATTCTGATTCCGAAAGATGGGGATTTGATGTGGAATGAGCTGAAGCCATTTTGCCCGGTTATGAGTAAATACAGCCAGCAGGTAGATGTAAAATTACCAAAGGCGATATTCACTACTGAGAAGCTAAAAGCGGAAGACGATCAGGAAGAATATGTAGAGGCATCGCAAAACGCAGCTATACAGGCTTTATTAAGCGTTAAAGACCCTAATCACATGACGAGAGAAGAAAGCAATCATATATTTGCTATTTTAGGCAACGAGCGCCGGGCGGCATTTGATCCAAGAATGATTAATAAAAGTTATACCGGTTCGGCAGCAATGATTGACAGGACAATTGAGTTGATTAAAGATAAGATGCTGTATACACCGACTGCGGGAGATAAAAAGAAAAAACCGGGGGGATCAATTATTGTATCGAGTTTTATCCAGCCATTTCCGGTTTATAAGCAAATGCTGAAGGATCGCCTGGGACTTGAGGATTCTGATATAGCGGTAATAACCGGTGGTGTTGATAAGAAAAAGAGGCCATTGATCGAGAATGATGTTAATTCAGGTAAAACTAAGGTATTGCTGATGGGAATCGGTTCCGGCGGAGTGGGTTTGAATTTCCAAAAGGGTGCGGACAGTGTATTTGTTATTAGCGATCCGTGGACGTATGCCGACAAAAAGCAGGCGATTGATCGAATTGTGCGGCCAGGGTCGATGTCCGACAGGGTTTACATTACTGATTATGAATTTCTTGGTACAGGGGCTTCTGCGGGTATTTCAGCATTTGTACGGAAGAAAATAGAAGTAAAACGACAAATGCACGAGAGCGCAGATATAGAGGCGCTGATTAAACAAATCGGTGAGACTTCTACCTTTGATGATTATATGGCCGCTTTAGGACTCACAAGGGAAAAATACAATCAAATGAGAAAACAGAATAAAGTAAAAAAGAGCATTAGATATTTTATCAAATCGAGGATAGCATTATGAGTGAAATACTGACGAAAGATGATTTAGTTGCATTGCTGGAGTATTTCAGCGTACCACCGAGACGTTTGATTATAGACTATCAGACTGTTAAAAAGCAAATGCGAGATGCCTGCCGGAAATATGAAGTTGAAATCCCGGATTGGTTAAAGGAGTAATATGCCTGGAAATGTAAAAACACCAAGAGACGAACATTTATGGACTAAGGCGAAATCCATTGCACGAAAGGAATACCCGGACGTTACTGAGGATTCGGACAATTACTACGCTATTGTGATGGGGATTTATAAGAAAATGAAGGGCGTGAAAAAGTCGATATTCCTGTTAAAAGGCCGGAAACTGCATTACAGGACGGAGTTTCAGGGCTTACCGATCAGCATTGAGAATCGCAAGGGTTCGATCCGGCGGGGTGAGGACGCAACCGGTGAATGGGAAACGAAGATGAAAAATGCTTATGGCTACATCAGGGGAACCGTAGGAGCCGATTCTGATCAGTTGGATTGCTTCATTGGACCGGACAAGGATTCGGAGAAAGTCTTTGTCATTCACATCAAGAAACCTGAGAATGGTAAGTATGATGAAGATAAGGTATTTCTTGGATTTGAGACATTCAAGGCGGCCATGATTGCTTTTAAGAAGCATTATGACGACTGGCAGAAGTACTATCAGGGTTTTGACGTGATGGATATGGAGACATTCAAGGACAGAATTGAGAAGAAGGGTAAGAAGATCGAGAAATCACAGGTCAAAGCGTATCAGAGAGTATCGGCAACCGGGAAAATCGTCCCTGTGAAAAGTTATCAGAACCGGAAAACGAAAAAGCCGATGTCATTGACTGAAACGCCTGAATTCAAGAAATGGTTCGGGAATAGCAAGGTAGTGGATGCAAACGGGAAACCTTCGATGGTTTATCATGGGACTTCAACTCCATTTAATATCTTCAAAGATTTCAAACATGGAATACATTTTACGGATAATGAGGCAACGGCAAAACAATATGCAACTGGAATTGACAAAAATCTATCCAAGAATAAAAATTCCAAAGAATGTAAAAACCTTGAGCGTGAAATTGAGTTCATAAAAGAACAGCTATCGAAGGTCTATGAAAAAAACAGATCATTACCAAAAGGGCAACCAAATGACGAAAGTTTTTGGACTTTTGAACACAAAATTCAAGAATTGGAAGCAGAAAAATTGAATTTATTGGGGTTTAACAAAAACAAACTTATTAAAAAAGTATATCTTTCTATGCAGAATCCATCAATTTATGATGCAGGTGGAGAAAAGGTTAGTTTAATTCAAATAAATACTCTTGTAAGAGACCGACGTTCTAAAGGTTATGATGGATTAATAATAAAGGACATAGAACACGGAAAAGTGGGCAATTACGAGACCCATTATATTGTATTCTCACCCACCCAAATCAAATCTGCAACCGGCAATCGTGGGACATTTGATCCGAAGAACCCGGACATAACCAAATCTATCCGTTATTTTATCAAATCGCATGTAAAGGGACATATAAGGGAGACCAAGACGGGCAAGGTGGTGCCGGTAAGGGACTATGAGAATAAAACAATAAAAAGGGGGAAATTAAAATTATATGATCGAGTTACAATACATCAGACCAATACTGGATTATTAGGCAATATGGAAAGAACTCTTTCAGGTTGGATTAGCGGCATTTCTAAAACAGATAAGGGCAAACCACTATATAGAGTGGCATATATGGATAAAAACGGAAAGGAAAGAACAACCTTCGCAATTGACAAGGAAATTGTAGAAATCCATAAATCCATCCGCTACTTTATCCGGAAATCCTTCAGTTCTGCGATGGAATCGAAGTATCCGGGTGGGAAATGGATAACGATTACAAACGAAAGTAGCCCTTTGCACGGACGGCATATTTTCATTGTGCCGCATAAGGACGGAACGGCAACGATAGCCTGGGCGCCGGGTCAGTCGGGTTTAACGCATAAGGTTTTACGGGCGAAGAAAGCGGGAAATGAACAACCGGCAGAAGAAAAGCATAAAGCAAAGAAGGAATTACCGGAACTGAGCGAGGAAGAACGCGAAAAGGCAACTACTCATAAACAGGAAATTGAGACCGCTCAAAAGCAGGCGACTGAAGAACTGCATAGTAAGATTCGCGAGAAGTTAGGGATTCAGACTGCGGTAACGAAAGAGGAAAAGGCCAATATCGACCGTGAAGTATCCAAGATTGCCGACAAAAAGGAGCAAAATATTGAGCGTCTAAAACAATTTAATAAAATCAGGAACGAGCGGGACAAAGCGATTGATGAGGTCATAGGAGAGGCGAAAAAGGCGATGCTGGGCGAGGTCGATCCGAATCTAACAGATGAAAAGAAATCTTTGCGGGAAGTAATCAAAGATAATGCCGAGGAATTCCTGAAGTACCATTACCAGATCAAAGCCTACATGCGTGAAAAGAAGACTGTTTCGGACATATTGAAGAATAAAACGAAATATCGTGGCGGATCGGATGTAGTAGAAATTAAGCCGATGAATGCTGATGAAATTCATCAGGTATTAACCAACGAAAAGGCATTAGAGACGGAAATTGGCGATCATTACAGATTGATTATCAATACACGCGGGGGGATCGGAAAGGGCGGTGAGGAAATCAGGGGTAGCGGTACGGGATCTGAAACGATCATGCAAAATATAACTAAGGGGGGATTTGAAGCGATGACAGGTATAACCGGTGAAGCATCAGGTAACTCAATTCTTGATATGGACACTTACCGGGTATTGGGATCGAATAATTCCGCTATCTTGATGAATTACTACTTAGAGAACAGCATGGGGACTGAAAAATACGCCGGTGAGATGGGAAAACTCAGGAAATATATTCAGGATCACGGGCAGAAAATAGCCAGTAGTAGTATGGAGAATGGCGATAAATATCTGGATCGGGCGCAAAGAGTAAAGGGCTTCGGGCGCGGAGAAGATGCTTTATTCGGTGATAGGGTACAGGCAAATGCAACGGCCCTACAGTACATTCAACGGGCATACGAAAGTTATGGACAGGCCGAAGGTTCACTGAATCAGGCGGCGGAATTGATGTATCAGTTTGACAATAAGAAGCGGAATATGGAGTTTGCTTCGGGCAGTCGGGCGAAGTTGAATTCGATCCGCGAGAAACTGCATCTGCATAAATCCGATGCTGATATTCAAATGCTGGATGACGGCAGTTACAAAATGACCATACGTCCGGTTGAATTTGAGAGGATCATCAAGGAGCGGCCAATTAGTACGCAACAGACAGTAGGCGAACTGAGCGCGGCAGATATTAAGTCGGGCAAGGCGAATACGAATGATTACCTGCCGGAAGGATTGAAGCCATATATGACTCCGGACAGGAACGGTGTAGCTGAGAAAGTGGTATTAGGGGCGCATCAGCAGGCGGCGGCGAGGTTGGTTGTAAAGGAAAAGCGGGTATATCTGAATTTTGAAGCTGGAACCGGCAAATCGGCTTCTTACCTTGCGAGCATAGCGGCGGTCAAGGAAAAGACAGGAAAAACGCCTAAGACGATTATTTCCATGCCGAAGAAGTTGATGCCGAACTTCAGCGATGAGATCAGGAAATTCTCAGACTTTAATGTAGTAATCGTGGATTCAAGTGATAAGAATGCGCGGCAGAAATTGTACAATAGCGATCCTAACACGATTGTATTAGTCAATAAGGAGAAATACCTGTTCGACAATGATATGATTAAAAACGCCGGATTTGACATGATGATCGTTGACGAGGCACACCGATCAGGTCAACGTGAAGGACGTGGCGAAAGCGGAATGAGTAAGGGGCTGGCAGATTTGGCTGGGAATATGGAGTATTTCATTGCAGGATCGGGGACTCCAACGCCGAACGATCTATCGGAACTGTACTTCTATCTAAAAACGATTGACCCTGAGAAATATAGCAATCAAAAAACCTTCATGGAAAAGTACAAGAATCTCCATCGGGGCGCGGGCATGAAGGATATGCTAACCGAGATTATGCACAAAGAAATCGATGATCGGGTATTCACGGTCAAAAAGGATCTGCAACACACCTTCAAACAGCATGTACACAATGCTGAATTATCGGATACTCAGAGAGTTCAGTATAAAAAGGTTATGTCAGATTATCAGGCAAAGAAAATTGATGTGCTGGACCGTGACCAAAGACTTAATCGGATACTGAATTCAACGCGGTTTGAAGATAACCAAAAATTCGCCAAGATGGGTGAGATCATCGATAACCATATTAAGACAAAGGGTGAAGATGAAAAGGTCATAATCTATGCCCAGCAGTATAAAACGGTTGGCGAGATCGAGCGTTACCTGAAGGCAAAATACCCGGATGCCGGCGTTGTGAAGTTTGATGGCAGGACGAAGTTGGAGGATATTGATTCAAATAAGAAATCCTTCAGGTCAGATAAAAAAGTAAGATTTGCGATTCATACGGACGCGGGAACTGAAGGACTAAATTTGCAATATACCGGCAAGCCCGGAGAGATGGGGGCGACAACGGCAATTGCAATGGCATCGGGCGCGAATAGTTACTCAACAATCGACCAGTTCTTCAGTAGGGCTAATCGTACCGGTGTACCCAAGGCCATGAATATTGATGGTCATTTGGTTTTAACTAATACACCCCATGACATCCGGACTGAAATGAGGTTAGAGGATAAAAAATCAATTATGAATTTAGTTGATAATGCCAAACGTAACGATGATCAGGACTTAATGAAATCCAAGAAAACTGTATTTGTGTTCTAAGCAAAAGGAGAGTGTTATGAGCATAGCAACGAAGATAGCGGAGCGATTGAAAAATGCCGACGATATAATGGCGCAAACATTGAAAGAATCCCGTCAACTTATGGCAGAGGCTAAATCGATCCACGATAAAGCGACGGCAGAGATTGAAGTATTAGTGGGTAAAAAGACGCTTACTGAGGATGAAAAGCGCAAGTATGCCGAATTGCAGGCGGCCCGGAATGAGGCGGAAAAAGCATACTATATGCTGAGGGATTTGTTAAAAATTAATGGAAGTAAAGAAAATGCTTAGAGCGCGAATTATCGATGGCAAATGTTCAAACTGCGGGTATAAAATAGTAAGGCCGTACAAAAAGAATCCGGAAACTGAGTATTATGCCATAAATATTGTTCACAACGATAAAACGACACGTGGGATTTGTGAAAAATGCAGGTCTGAATTGGAATTGCCTGCAAAGTTATTGTCATTCAAATATGTATTCAAAAAGGTGATAGAGCATGAAGATATTCATCAAGGCAATTAACAGGAAAAAGGTCATTAAGCCCGGATCGAAGGGCGGTCGATACTGGATCGACCGCAAGGGTAATATCAGGTACGATGTTAAGGGGAGTCCAAGACCAAAATCGGTTGATATGGCATCTGAAATGTTTATGGATAATATCAGGTATTTTTCCGGCATGGCACAGAATATTGGGAGCAAGTTCGGCATAAATCCTGAGTTCACAGATACACAGCCGACGGGTGATTTTGCCGACATTTTAGCGGCTGGTCGATTGGCCGCGATCAAAGCCTATGATGATTACTTCGAGCGCGGATATAAGGACGTGGATTTGATGATGGTAATGAAGAAACGGGCGGCCGCTGCCATGTACGGGGCAGCAGAGAGACTGAAATGGCAATTCAATATGTCTGGCAATGATCGCCGTCATTTGAGTTTAATCAATCAATACAGGGATAGATACTTTGACCAGAATGAACATTATCCAAGCATTGATGAGATTGCCGAAAACGTTGCATTGAAGAATGTCAATACCGGCGAAGAATATTCGCATGAGAAGAAGATCGGGATTATCGAGGGTGTTGGATTGCCAATGTCAGGAACGGTAAAAGATGTTGAAGATTTACCATCAGAACCGGAGGCGGAGCGGACGGAATTTCCGAGGGCAGAGATTATCAATTCTATCGATATGCTCCATAAAAAAGGCAAGATTACGGATGTCGGCTATAAGATTATTCAGATGTACTTAGGGGCTGGTAAATACAAAGAGATGGGCTTGCAGGAAATCGGCAATAAGCTGAAGATGTCAAGGCAATTGGTCAATTATCATTTTCAGGCCAATGCTAAGGTACTCAAGCCATACATGGAGAAGTATCGGGCGCGTCTGGAGAAGTCAATCAGCACAGACCGGATCAGGGAATTTATCAGGGAAGTATTGGAAATAAAAAACCCGCCTCAATCCTCGAAGGTTCGGGACTAAGGCGGGTTGACCGGAGAGAGGGGATTAAGATTTCAAAGAGGCCGCGATCTTTTCGGCGGCGATTCTGACTACCTTCCGGGTTGCGTGTTTTACCTTCAGGTCTTCGTACCATTCCTGAAGAAAGCCCTCAATATAGCGAACCGCAAAAAGCAGTTCGTGGATCGACATATCACGAACAATTTTCGCACCGATTCGCTGTGCGAAGTCGAAATGGTCATCCACTTCGCCACGTTCCCACGGAAAGGCGGCGGTTTCAACGCCGATCTGCCATTCCCGAAATTCCTTCGCTGTCGAAAACAATCCGACAGTCAGGCGACGGGTGAATCCTTCGTCGTTCTGTTCGCTGACGATCTGCATGTTTTCCCGTTCCTGGCCGGAATATCCTGAACCGATTACTTCGGCGACTTTTCCGACCTCGATTGAAGTCTCCGTGACGCATTTTCTGAGGGCGTCCGCCTCGTTGGCGCATTCCTGCGCCGTTCTCATCATTTCGTTTAGATCGATCATTCCTGATCTCCTTTTGTTTTTGCCCTTCCGGCCCTGTTTTGATTCTTTTGTCAATTGAGGATTTCCATCCTCTCGTGATATAATACATTCATATTTCAAAATGTAAAGTATTGCGTTTAAGGGTCAGACTTTACAAATTAAGAAGTGAATGTATAATAGTATAGAGAGAATTGAAAAACGAGAATAACCGTCCCGAACAGTCGGGACTAAGGAGAGAGAAAATGGATAAGGACGAACGGATAGTTGACAAGTTGGTCACCCTCGGAGCGACCACAGCGGAGGCGGATAAGTTTCTCCGCCTGCATGAAGGCATATACCTTCCCGCGGGCGACGACGAGGGACTCCTGCAAATCGGATACGGGGATGAAGGAGAGCACAGCAGCGGAAAGTACCGTGCAAATAATAATCCCCGTCCGCTGTACTATTCAGCGGAAGACCTGAGGGTAAACATCGCCCTAATCAGGGAGAATAATCGCATGGACACCCTTCGGCGATTCCGGGTTGTTGATGGCGAGATTAAAGTCGTCAACGGGTACGGGCGCATAGTGCAGGGTCACGGCTTCGACCCTGATTTTCCTACTTTCGAAATAATCGAATTTGGGACGCTCGAAGAGGCCAAGGAGATAGTCGAGCGCCAGGAGATGGTCGAAGTCCGTCTTCGCGCCATCTATCGTGCCCATCCCGACTTCGACCAGAAGGAGGCGAAGGAACTCTTAGGATTTCCTCCTGGTCGGATAAAAGTTTAATTTCCCTCCTCGGCCGCTGGCTTGCGCTGGCGGCCGGGGGCTAAGTCGCAAACGGTGACCGACACGAAAGAAATCACCGGAATTGGAAATAAGGAGAGAAAAAATGAAAATAACGTTTTTGAACAAAACGAGTATCGGTGGCAGATTAACAATCCGCGAATTTGACACGCTAAAAGCGGCTAAGCGTAATGGTTACAAAGCACCTGATAATTCTTGTTTCGATCACGAAAACACCAAAGACGCAACGGAGCGGTATCCCGTCGTCGTCACTGAGCAGTATGAGGACACTTTTAAGGACGACCGAGGATGTTTGCACCTGATCGGCGTCGCGATGCGCGAACACAAGTTCACCGGTGGGCGTATCGTTTTAGGAGGCAATCTGAACCTGATTTGTTTTGCCTAATTTTCCCTCCTCGTCCGCGTCAGCATCGAAGTAGCGGCGAACGGGGCAAAGTCGTAAAGGCGACCGACAGAAAAGAAATCGCCGAATTGACAGACCCGAACAGTCGGGACACAAAGGAGAGAAAATGGCCGCGACGATACAAATCGAAAGTAACAGGGAAACTGGCAACTGGGCGTATGTCGTCCGGAACCGGAAGGGCGAAAGAGTGTTGGCAACTGGCGACTATTTATTGGCAAAAGCCGAACTGAACAAACAATCGGCGATGCTCAATATTGGTATTAGAATGTAACCAAATGGGAGAACGGATGATGAATAGTAAAGAAATGGCAGACCCGGTAAGCATGATTGCTATGGCGCCGGCGGGAAAGGCGATATATGGCCGAGTGGGTGAGAGCGCGGATTCACTGAGGACTTCGATTCTGATTCAGGAAGAAATGAAGTATATCAAAGGGCTTAGAACCAATCCTATTGTTGAAATCAGATCGGGATTGTTTGATTATTCGGGGATTGGATTGGTTGCGGTGATGTTCAAGTTCAACCATGACGACGATATGATCTATGAGACGTGGTGGAATTATTATCAAACCGGCGGCGGGGAGAAATATTTCACGGATATTTGTCAAAGCCCAGACCTGGATTTACATATTTTCTGTGGACAGGAAAAGGTTAAGTCTGTTCGTATCTATAACAGTCTAAAGGAACCATTTATGCAAAAAGTGGTATACCTGAAAAGCCGGAAGGAATGGTCAATGGCGGACTTCGACAGGGAACGTGAAAACCTTTACAGAAAATATCCGACAGTCAAGGAGTTGTGGGATATTTGCGGGACGGAAGGGATAATCAGGAATTGAGGATGGAGATTAATATGAAAACTATTGAAGAAATCAGAGAGAAATTTCCCGCTGATGGTAAATGCCAGATCGCTGTGCCACAGCGTGTTTTTAAATTAGTGGAAAAGGGCAGGGGGGGTTTTTATAGTCAACAACAGGGAATCTTTAGAAAAGTCATAAGAATACTGGGGATCGATCCGGGACTTGTTTTCAGGCACATTTTTGAGAGTTGTAGCCTTGTGATCGCATTCAACGATAAGAAAACCGTACTGGAAATATGTTGCAGTCCGCAAATGATAGCGCATCGTATAGATACGGAGCATATTTTCTTTAGATAAAATTCTGTCTCTCTCTCGGTTCTCTCTCCGATGGAAACGCCTTCGGTATAATCGCTGAGGGCGTTTTCTTTTTTACATCGGCAAAAACATGCACTTGAAATATATGTCAAATTTATCTTGACAATTAATTCAAGCGGTTTTATATTGAAAAAGGTTATTTGATGATTTAAGATTTGGCTCATTAGGAGGATCGTATGTAACGTATGTAATTCCTCGAAACTTGTAAGGCCCGGGCTCAGACGACATTTGACGTTTCTGAGTCCGGGCTTTTTTTTTAAGCGAAAGTATGAATGATTTGAACGAAAACATCGAAATGGGATCACCGGACTTCAAGCCGGATTTCGTGCTATTTGGGACGATTGATTTAGAGAAATCTCTGACAAAAGACAATGAAGGAAAACGTCTTGTTTTTGGTGAAATCAGCAATACTGATCGTGATGAACAGAAAGAAAGTCTGATTCAGAAGTCTTTGGATTTTTCTTATTTCGACTCAAATGGTGTGATTAAATATGAACATGGCAAAGGCCCGGAGAATGTCATCGGCAAACCCCTCCATAGATTAACAAATGAACGATGTACTATTATTAAAGGTGCGCTATTTCCTAAAGGGCATAGATGCGCCGATGCTACCTGGGAGATGATCGAATATGTTGAAAAACTCAATAAATCATTACCGCCCGATCAGCAAATGATCTTAGGCTGGAGCCTTGAGGGGGACTATGCTGATAAAAAGAGACTATATGGCGGAGCGGTCAAGGGCGCAAAGATTTATAATGTAGTCATTACGCCAAATCCGGTTCTGAAATCGACCTACTTACGGATGGTCGAGGAGCATAATGCGCCAATCCTGAAAAGCCTGTGCGCGACACCGGTCAGTACGGACGTTTCCGGTAAAACGGGTGGGGATGTGATAGTCGAAGAAAATATCGATAAGGAAATCAAGTCAACTGTCGTCGATCCAGAAGTTGTGGAAAAAGACGGCAAGAAGAAAAAGAAGAAAGACACTCAACCAAAAAATGATAAACAGGAGGAATATATTATGAAGTCATTTAAGAGTTATCAAGAAGCTGTCGAACATTTTGTTTCTTTGGGCAAAAGTCAAGAGGAAGCCGGTGAACTGGCAAAATCCCTTGATCTTACCAACGAAGAAGTGAGCGGCAGTGAAGAACTGAGGGGTATCAAAAAGTCACTCGCCGACATCAAGGGTTTTATTATGAACCTTGGTAAAAGCAATCCGGGCGGTGAAACCATCATTGAACCGGAAGAAATCGAGGCAGACCCCGATCTCGAAGAAACGGAAGTCGATGCGACGGAATTTCTGAAAGGACTCGCAGACGGCAATGAAAGAATCTTCACTGGTTTGGATGCCATTAGTGATGCTCTGGAAAAATCGCTGAATGCACTCGTAGAAATTGTCGGAACGCTGTCGGAAAAAGTTGACGGCATGGAAAAGTCGCTGACGGTAGAAGGTCATCCGATTGGCGAGGCTGTTCATGTTCTGATGAAATCCAGAGTTGGTTACAATCTGGCTGATGTGACCAAGTTCAATCTTGGAATTACCACACCGCAACCGGATGGCGAAGAAACAGGGACCTTTGGTAAACTCCACGCCAAACTTGAGAAATCAGTTTCGGCTGGAAAAATAACGATACAAGAACAGGTACAGGCAGAAAACGCCTTCAGAATTGGTGGCGCCGGTAAAGGTGTTCTTGATTCAATCACCCAAAAATGTGAATAAGGAGGATAAATTATGAACATTCTTTTTGGAAAAGAGTACGACGGCGTTCTTGATATAGCGAACGCATTGCTTGATTCGGGCAAAATTATGATCAGTCCCGAGGCCGGAATGCTGAAATCGATGGAAGAAATGCGAAAGGCGTTGGACGCGACCACATCAACCAGCATGACGGATTTATCATTGCTTACTGGTGGCCGTGCGATCACGATTGAAAACATCGACACCGATCTGAAAGCTACGGTTGCGGAAGACAAACAGCTCATTTTGTGGAATCTGTTCCGACATAAAACGATCTATGCCGTTCTCGATCAGTACATGATGCTGACCGATCAGGGCGAGACTGGCAAAAGACATTCGCACGGTGTGTTCACATCAGAATCCGCATTTCCGACATCCAAAAACGTTACGCTTGCCCGGAAGGTCGATACGACCAAATTCCTGCGCGATATGAGGGATTTAACGCATGTACTGGATTCGGCAAAGACGATGGCCGATTCTCATGCGCTTTTGAACAAGGCGGGCGCAATGACGATTTTGAATGCGAATGAACTTTCAACAATCTTCGGCAATAGCGCCGTTATTCCTTATGAATTTGACGGACTGATTAAGAAAATCACCGATGCAAAGGTTGCGGGATACGATGTCGTGATCGATTGCCGTAAAACCGGTGCGGCCAGTGGTTCGATGGGTAGTCAGATCACTGAAGGACAAATGGATGAAGGTGCGCGTAAAATTTCCGAAGGATTAGGATCGGCAACTGATTTGATTATGCCGAACATCGTTCAACAGGACGTGAATGAGATTCTTCCAGTTAATCGCCGGGTCAATATGGGCGGACTTCCCGCACAAAACATGAGAGAACTCATGTTGGGAGCTCCCGCAGTTGGATTTATGAGCGGATTCGCTTATAATGGCTGGGGCAATGGTACTGTTCCCCATTTTAGATTCATTACGCACATCGAAAAGTATTTCCCGTCGGGAGAAAGTACGAAATCAAAAGCATCGACCGTTGCTTCCGGGACCGCACCTACCGCTCCTGTCGCCGCCGGAATTGTTTTACTGGCTCAAGCAGATGCGGCAACAGAATTCACCGCAGGCGATTTAGGCGATTATTGGTACAAGGTCAGTGCGATTAACGCAGCCGGTGAATCGATAGCAACTGCACCTGTGGGCGGTGCCGTTACGGTTGCAGCCGGTGAAAAGGTGCGTTTAACTATTACCGGGGCTGACGCTACAATTACCGGATATTCGATCTATCGTTCGGCATTAAACGCGGCAACGAATGCAGATTGCCGGTGGACCGCGGATGTGGCAGTTACACTTGCTGTCGGCGACACGTTGGCATACGATCTGAACAGTGTACTGCCGGGAACATCAATGGCTATTATGGTATCGAATGCGCCTGAGACGGACGCCATTGATTATCGTCAACTCTTGCCGTTCGTTCGTATCCCGTTGCCTTTTGGGTTAAACAATATCGTGGGCTATCCGTACCTGTATATGCTGTACCATTATTTGCGTGTGCAGAAGATGGAGAACGTCCAAACAGGATTCGGTTATCATGTTCTGTTAAAGAACATTCGCTACTCGAAATCGACATTCTAATTATAGGGTCGTCGGGGGTGTGGTTCGCTATACCCCCGACACTCTAACCCATAAAGGAGGTTGACATGGGTTATAAAATCACAGCTCCACTATGCAGAGACGGATCGAAAAAAAACCATAAATCGACTATAGGTGATGTTGTCGTTCAATGGGTAGAAGGCGTTGCGGAAGTTACCGAAGCCGACTATAATAAAGTCAAACCGCGTCTGGAAGGAATCGGCGGATACGGATTCGGTGAAGATTCACCTAAAGAAACAGTTGATCCGTCCATTGCGCCGGATACAGATCCGGAATCCCGAAGCTTCGGGACTGAAGTGACAACGCTACCTGATGCGCCGGTCGTAGTCCAGTCACCGACACCTGAACCGGAAAAGAAATCCCGAATGTTCGGGATGGTGAGCGTGGAGAATACAATTTCGGAAATCAAAGCCTTTGCCGGTAATCAAAATCCGCCAATTCAATTAGGGAAAGCCCGGACGAAGCCGGAAATGATTGCGGTTATCGAAAAACATTTCAAATAATGCCACATGAAAACAATCACGATTGGGGTTTTAAATAGGGTTTTTCTTGACACAGAAAAGACAGTGGATGCCGTTAAGATTTCCATCGTCAGCGGCAAAGGTGTTTATGTCAAGAAATCTGACGGGGCAGATATTAAAGACCTGTCCTGTACCTTAGACCCTGAATCCGGCAAATATTACTACGATCTTACCCCGAAATCAGATACCGTTGCTGACTACTATTATATCGTTTGGAGCGCATCCTATTCCGGAATTAGCGTCGAACTTGAAGATGAATATACCAATGAAGATTGTGTTATTCAGGCGACGGTAGCGATTGACGACCTTTTAGTGTCGCCAACATTCGTTAAAGATCATTTTTTGCGGGGCATTAGCGCTGAGGAAATCGCGGCCACTTACCAGCAGTCGTATCGCGAAGCCGTCCGGAGTGAAATCAAGGCGGCGACGGAGCAATTGGAAACTTTGACAGAAGTTTATTTCGAGCCGCGATTGATTTCAGATGAACGGCACGATTACAACATGTCTCCGATCTATGAAAAATACTGGACAAACACTCTCTTTCACAGTCCGGTCATATCGATAGAAAAAGCCAGTCTGAAATTGAATAATATTGAGGTTGTACAGGAGATCCCGTCAACATGGGTTCAGATTGGGAATGCCATTGAGGGCACGATCAAAATCATGCCATATTCGGGTTCGTATAACGGGCTAATGTTCGTTTTTCAGGTTGGAATCGGGATAGCCATTCTTTTGGCCGGGGCGAGTTACATTCCGGATTTTTTTGCTTATGACTATTATGCCGGATTGGACTGGGATAATCTTGCCGTGAACGAAAAGATTGACATCCGAAATGCAATCGGACGTAGAGTCGCAATGAACATGCTTCCGAATTTAGATGTGCATAGGGGATTGAGTTCTGAGGCGAAAGCCGTTGATGGTGTGAGCAAATCTGTCAGTTATACTTCGAGCGCCATGTGGGGCGAACATAGCGCGGCTATTGAACAATACAAATTTCAGGAAACGCAATGGCTGAATTTATTCAAGAAAAAATATTTAACCCGACTGAAAGTCGGATAGGAGGATAAAACGATGACTAATCAAGAAAAACTTAACTCTATGTGTCCCGTATTTGGGGGTCCGGCAGGAATCAGTTTTGGCGACCGCTTATATGCGATGATTACGCTGGAAAATGAAATAAAGGCGGATTTCGCTACTTTGAAAACGCAATTTGATGGACTGGTGACGGACATTAATTCGCACTTCGGGAATTACGACAAACTCAGAAAGATGCTGATGAATGCTTGTTTGGGCAATGCCGCACTTGCGATGAGTGCGGGTACTACGGATCAGCCAAAATCCGTTAATGCGGTTGTTTTTGCTATCGCCGGACAGGTATATGCGAAAGGTGCAGCCGATCCGTTGGGCGCATGGACAGGCGGACATACCGGACTGGGAAATAGCAAGGAAGCCTATTATCTGATGTGCCTCGATGTAAGCGGAAACCTCTCGACTGTTGAGGGTGCAATCGTGGCGGCTGGTGCTGGTTGCGTATTACCGGCTGTTCCGGCAGGCAAATGCGCCATTGGCGCTCTCAAGGTCGTTACGGGCGCGGCTGGTGTATTCGTACCCGACACGACGGCCTTGAATGATGGTGGAATCACCGTTACCTACGTCAATCTGGCGATGGTAATTAACGGTGCTGATTTGGCGGCGGCCAGTTCTGCATCTTCGAGGGTATGTCCGGCGATTAGCGCCGCGGCGGTGGAGACACTGGACTAATGTTCAATATTGATTACGTTCTCGATAGCAGATTGAATGACATTATTTACGCGCTGGAGGTGTTTGGTAATGGTGCGTTACCAAACACCGCTCAGGCGGTTGCCCGATCTGCCGATGCCGTAGTCAATATTTGGTCTGGGGTGGCCGCGGGATCATTCAAACATGCGACAGGTGATTACCTTCACCATATCGAAAAGGGTAAAATTTATCCCTTCAATAATGACCGATTTCAGGCGGCGGTAATTAATCAATCCGATCATGCCCGGTCCGTTGAGTATGGGAGAACGAGCGCGGACATCCAGAAAATGCTAAGTACATCGGACAAAGTTCGCGTTTCAAAGAAGGACGGAAAACGTTACCTCGTTGTCCCGCTCCGGCACGGGATTCCGGGATCGGTGGAGTATGCGCCAATGCCGAAAGAAGTCTATGGCGTTGCGAGCGGACTTACCGAAAGCAGGAAAACGGGATCGAGAATCGAACCCAGCCAGCAGGGTGCGAAATCCTACAAAGAAGCGCAGATGTATTTGATTCAAGGGCATCCTTCAGGTAAAACCACACAAAGATTTGAATATCAGTGGGGCGGTAGATTATCCAAAAAAATGATGGTTATGAACAATATTCAGGATTTGGGTAAAAGTCCGCAATGGAAATCGAGCAAATTCGAGGGGATGGTAAAATTTCCGCGTGATCAGAAAAGTTCTATGTATATGACCTTTCGAGTTATCAAGGAAGGAACGCAAGGCTGGACATATCCGGGACTGCATATAGCCGAACGCGCACAGAAATCCAGCGTGTTTGTCGTGAACCGGATTATCAGGCAGGGCTTTGAAGAAGATATTAAGGCATTTACGAGGATGTATATATGAATCTGAATACCGTCCCACAGGAATTAATGGATGATTTTGGTGTAGATGTGAAATACTATGCCGGTTATTTATGTTCCTGTCATGCTTTGAACCATGGTTCCTATGATCCGAAATGCGGGTGTTTGGGCGGATTCCGGTATAAGGCGCCGGTCGAATACCGGTTAATCAGAACATCGATTCGTTACGACAAACTTACCGAGAAGGCGGGTCAGATATTGCAGGGTGGATGTTTGCTGACTGTACCGAAATTTTTAGACAAAAACAATGCCCAGATCACGGGGAAAGTTGATTTAAGCGCCGGAATCAATCTGACAACGAACTATAATCTCAATATTGGAATAGATGCGAACGTTCCGGTTACGATCAACTGTAAAACCGATGCAATCAGCGTGACAGTTGTCAAAATACAGGAAATCATCGGGAACATTAACACTATTTTGGGCGAAGGAATCGCTATCGAGACGGGTTCTGACGGCGATCTTGGGACGGGCTACATAACTATTAAGTCGTTGACGGTCGGTACAACTTCAAGAGTTGAGATATTGAAACCGACTGCTAATGATGCAACATTTCAGATTTTGGGATTAAATGAATCGCGCTATCCTTTCAATTACAATTGGAGCAATAGCGGTAAAATTTATCTGCCGGTTTACAATTCTCTATCCATAGGTGATGTGTTTGTGCTGAAGAAACGCTATTACAGAGATTCGGCAATATGCCAAAAGGGTGTGAACGATACTATAAAGGCATTCGATATTCAGGGGGTTCAATCTATTTCAAAGGGGAGCGTTATTTACAGGCATGGCGCTGATTATTCCGTCGCAGGAAATGTCATTACGTGGATAACCGGCGGTACACAACCTGAAAATGGTGATTTTTACGCGGTTGAACATCTATTGCCTATTCAGTATATCGTCTATAATGACATAGGATCGGATCGGGGTGCCGACGACGACCAGCCAGCCAAAAAGGTGATGGCGGCTTTGAGAAATTACATTAACGCACAAAGTCTGACAATAGACAATCTGGGGGCGGAATGAGGTATCTACGCGGGTGTATAGAAGCGATAATCGCAATTCTCCGGAGGGGTGCGTTTTCAGACGCATTCAGACAAAGTGGGTTTGGAAAATGAACATAAAAATTGAAAGGAAGGTAATCTATGGCTGATACACCGAGATCATTGGCTGATTTGCAGGCGATATACGACCTTGAGGATGACAGGACAACTAAGGCAACAACGCCGATTGACGAGAATGACCCTGAAAAGGGATATAACACGGAAATAATTGACAATCCGAATCCGGTCTGGAAGCAGAAGGGATTTGAGAGCCGGGAAGAAGTGAAAAAGTTAATTAAAAAAGAAGAACTATTATGAATTTTCGTATAGCACATGACAGATGGGACTCACGCGAATATACTTTCGCAAAGGCTGGGCTATTGTCCTACGACAAGATTCAGCACTTTTTAGGCGGTATTGTCGGGACGGGTTTGTTTGGTTCAATCATCCTTTTCAGACAATCGATTATAATGAGTGTTTGTTTGGGCGGGATAGCGTCGGCTATTTTCTGGTTTTTATGGGAAGTCAAAGATTCGATGCTGGAATGGGAAGACGGGCAGTATATGACGCATATTGTGATTGACTACAACTGGGGCGGCGATGGGTTCTCGTGGAAAGATATGGTTTCGGCATGGGCCGGGGCTGGTTTGACAGTAGCATTAACGATATTAATTGTAAATGTTGAATTATGAATGAGGAGGTAAAATGAGTCCATCAATTGTAGCCGTTTTTGTCGGAAGCGCGATAACCATGATTTTCGGCATAGTTGGTTATTTATTCAAGAGAGATCAGAAAAATCAAGACGATTTGATCAAAGAGTTGGATAGTGAAAATAAGACATTGAGTGGTAAAGTCACCACTCTTGAGAGCGATATAAGACTTTTAATTAGCAAACTTTGGTCTGATGAAAAATTAAGCAAGGTTATCACTAATGCTGTTAATCTTGCATTCTCGGAATGGCAGTTACGGATGATTAAGGAGGGCTGGTTTAATCTCGGAAAGGAAAAAGAACCGAAATGAAGTTCAAGATCATCCTTATAATTCTTGTTTGTGTACTGTCCGGTGTGGTAGGCTGGTTAGTCTGTGACTATTTTAGCAAGCCGGAAACTATAATTGAGATCCGAACGGAATATAAGGATGTGGATTCAGTCAATATTATGCAATCGGCCCGGCATGGCTATATCAGATATGACCGCAAAAGGCTTATTTCGGAATTTGGTTCGATCTATAAAGATACTCTCTTATCAGTTAAAGATTCATTAAGGATAATAGACTCTCTAAATGTGGTTGATTCAATCGCAGTGGCGTATATGAGAGCGGATACTACACTGATATTCACGAGATATTCACCTACGGATTCGATCTATGCTGAAATCAAACTGAAACAATGGGCATTCTGGTATCCTTTGTACTGTTTTTCCGATACTTTGAGTATAGTTAATTTCAAACATACCTTCATTTATACTCAGCCACAACAGCCGTTTTACAAGAAGAACTGGTTTTGGGGCATTGTTGGTGTGGGTGGCGGACTATTGATCGGGGGCGCGAAATGATCGAGACGCTGGGAATTATCTTTGGATTGGTTGCAAGGCTGGTCCAGTATTATCTGAATTTGATGGATAAGCAAAGAGAACGCAAACACGAAGCGGTGATGTACGATAAGCAGATCGCTCTATCGAAACTGTCTATCGAGGCCGAGAAGGATTTGCGCAAAATGGATTCCGCTCAGGTAGAACAAAACGACGCTGATATGGCGGCTTTGATGAACGTACTCCAGAAGCAAACGGATGATGCAAGTAAGATAGGCGGTTGGGTGGCAAAATTATCATCGACGGTACGACCGGTTATTACTTACTGGTTGTTGGCGATTTACTTCATTGTGAAGATTTTTACGTTTGTTATGGTTATGAGAACAGATCCCGTATTTGGTGAAATAGTGTCAGGGCTTTATACGGAGTTTGACGGGGCGTTGCTGGGATCGGTAATAGGATTCTGGTTTGCCGATCGGAGTTTGAGGAAAAGGAAATGAATGACGATTATTTGAATATAGCAATGCCATTTGTCGCCGGATTTGAAGGCTGTGCTAAAAAGGGAAAGGGCGGACTGATCTATCCCTATTGGGACAAATACGGGAAAGTCTGGACTCGCGGGTACGGCAGAACTTACGGAATAGCCGAGAATAGCCATGCCATCACGAATAACGAGGCCAAACAGGAATTGCGGGCAGGACTGAGCAACTACGGGAAAAAATGCCTGCTACTGGCGTTGGCAATGAAAGATAAAGCGGCCTGTCTTGCGGCGGTGACGAGTTGGGCATGGAATTGCGGAGTGGGTGCGTTTAAGGTTAGTCGTCTCCGCCGGGCTATTAACGAGGAACGCTGGACGGATGCTGTTGAGTATATCAAGAAGCCGAGAACGGCGGGCGGTGTTGAATTGCGCGGATTAGTGCGAAGACGGGATGCAGAATCGGTATTGTTTGCATCGGGAGTTTGTAGTGATTGAATTAAACAAAAAATTTATTATAAAGAAGGGTGGGACAAATGGCTGATACACCGAGAACATTAGCGGAATTAATAGCGCTACTGGCTGACAATATTTCAGGTGATATAAGTGCGCAGGATATAAGGGATTTTCTGGTAAGTGTCTTCAATTACGTCGGGTATAGTAGTGCCGATCAAACAACGGCGGCTCAATTAAAGGCTGCTGTAACAAAATCGCATAATCCCTACATTGAGTACCGGATACTCGATAAAGACACGGCGCATGAAGTGTTAGCCGGAGTAGGTGGCGATTTCCGGATTCCGGTTGCGTGTACTATCTTGAATGTTGGGGTTTATGTGGATACCGCCGGAGTAACAAATCCCGTTACGGTAGATATTTTGGAAGCCGGTGCCTCGATTCTTTCAACGAAAATAACGATTGATTCCGGGGAGAAGTCATCGAAAACGGCGGCTGTTCCGCCGGTTATAAGCGATCCGGTGATTGGAGCAGACGCTATCCTGTCTTTTGACATCACGACCATTTCCACAACACCGGCAAAAGGGCTGGTTGTTTGGATGGAAATACAATTAGCATGATCGGGGGTAAGATATGAGTTGGCTGAGTGGATGGCAATACAGAAAAAGTCATACGATCAATCCGGCGGCTGGGGCGGGGACGGATTATCAGAAACGTATCACTGTCCATCATGGATTTGGCTATGATAGCGGTGATAATGTATATCTGAATAATGGATATTATGGTTCAACATTCAAATACTCCATACCGACCGCCGATCATAGCAATTTTGGGCTGGGTTATCCTGTAACGATGAAATTTCTATTACCGGAAAGTTCGTCAGGATTAAAGGTATATTCAAAACACCTATTGAGTGATGCTTGGGTACAGATTACCGAGAAAACTTCGGCTGAACTTTATAATGCGATTGAGGCCGTTCGTTTTGATTATGACAATGATTATGCCTATGTTTCAGTGGTATTTTCAGACGCTTCGGATGATGTCTATATCTATTTCACTGATTCTGTTGATGATCCGTTTACAGTTTACTATAATGGAATTGCAAAGTATTATGACAATCGGGAATCAGCCTGTGTTATTACACTTGATGAATGGGATGATTGCAGTACGCCGTATGATTATGGGTTAGTTAGTAAATATGGCGCTGGCGCTCGTATTGTATGTGATGCTCTTACAGCGAGACATTTATGGGCGAGCATGGGTATAGTCACGCGGGGCAGAGATTTTGGCGGAGAGCCGGTGTGGGCAGATATTCAGGGAAAGATCGATGCGGGATATATCGAAATATCATCACACTCTCAATCTCATCCTCATATCCCTTATGTCGATTATGATGTACAAATCGGCGGTTCAAGAGATGACATAGTAGAAAATCTTACCTTACCGGACTACCAGCGAAAGGGTGTGTCTCAATATGTAGCCAATTGGCAAGAGCCATTTGGAAATTCAAATGCCACACTTCGTACCAAATTGAAATACTACAATTATCTGATCGCCCGTTGTACCTATAACACGAGTGCCAATTTTGAAGATTGGGATGAAACCGAAGAAATGTACGATGAAACAAATCCTTCGATCACAATGGGAATGGACGGGATTCGGGTCGTAGCGACGTTAAATGCCAAATTTGATGAATATCACGCGGCAGGGAAAATTTATCACCTGTTTTGTCACACCGCAGATACAATAACGCCTGGGGACTGGGGTATGGATTTAACTCCGGGCAGTTATGCTTATCAGCATTTTGATTACATCAAGGAAAAAACCGATGTTTGGTATGCCGGACTTGGTGCGCTTTATATGTATCACTACGTTCAGGAACGCGGGATAGTATCAGTTATCGGGGAGAATCATAAAACCAGAAGCAAAACAGATTTTTCCGATATTAGATTTACGGCCAGTGATGCACTAACAACACTCAGATATTGGATTGAGGAATATTTCACCAGTGATTATGCAAATATTTGGTTAAAAATTACTGATGATATTAGCACGGTCGGGGCGGATATTTATGTTTATTACGGCAAGGATAGCGCTACCGATCAATCGGATGGTGATAATACCTTCATTTTCTTTGATGATTTTATAGGTAGTGTTTTAGATACCGATAAATGGTATTCACGTGGGGATGATCCACAGATTGATGACGGACTTGTACTAACTTCAACATATCCCGAATCTCAATGGAAATCGGTCTGCTATGGGAATGGTATTTTTGTAGCCGTTACGGATGCAACTTATGCCCCCAACTTCGTTATGACCTCTGAGGATGGAATAATATGGATTGGCCGAACAGGGGTTGTTGGCTTATGGCAAGAGGTCTGCTATGGGAATGGTATTTTTGTAGCCGTTGGGATTAGCGGAACAAACAAGGTTATGTATTCGGCCAATGGAATAGATTGGACAGGTGTAAATTGCGGATTAGACCAAGCATGGATTTCTATATGTTGGAGCGATACGGTAGGGCTATTTGTAGCAGTGGCATCGTCAGGAACGGGCAATCGTGTAATGACATCTCCGGATGGAATAAACTGGACATCAAGAACGAGTGCGGCTGATAATACATGGCAATCGGTTTGCTATGGTGGTGGTCTGTATGTTGCTGTTGCATCCGATGGAACTTATAGGTCAATGTATTCGGCCAATGGAATAGATTGGGCATTAACAGCAAGTTCAATCAATTATGGTGCAGCGTCTGTTTGTTGGTCATCGGAATTAAGTCTTTTCGTTTTAGTGACTTCCAATGGTGGAGCAGTTGGACCGGTTTATTCATCAACCGATGGAATGAGTTGGACGGAGAAGGCGATAGCAGGGGCTAATGGTGCGTGGAAGTCCGTTATTTGGGATTCAGTAAATGGTCTTTTTGTCGCAGTTGGTAGTTTGGCTACTCATTCTGTAATGTATTCAAGCAATGGGACGAGTTGGATTTGTATATCTCCTATTTATAACAACTGGCAATCCGTTTGTTATGGCGAAGGACTCTTTGTCGCTGTTTCCATAGAAGGCGACATGAATAGAGTAATGACATCTCCCGATGCAATAAATTGGACTGGCCGTAAATGTCCGCCTTATCATGCTTTAATCGATGGTAAAATATCATCTCTTTATACGGCTATCCATTCACGGATTTTTGGACAGTCTGCGATGGGCTGGACATTAAGCGGTATGAGAGGGATAAATAACACTTGGGATAATTTTGTGGAAACTGAAGGATCTAATACCGTTGGCTGTATCATGGGGCGTGTTTGTAAAAACGGATCTCAGTCCTATGTTTTAGACTTGATTGCTCATACATATAAAGAATACTTTGTTTATAAGACATTATGGACAGCATCGGCGGTAAAGATTTATCAGAATGATGATCTTAAATCCACAATTGTATCAGCAAATATACCAACCACCGAATTAGTACCGGTCTTTAAGGAATATACTTCTTCCGAGGTGCTTTATGTTAGCTGGGTGTTTGTCAGAAATTATGTTTCTCCTGAGCCGGTAAATGGTGTTTGGGGGGCAGAAGAATCCGGTGGTTCCGGATTTGTGCCAAAAATGGTGATGATAATGTAGGTGAGTATGGGAGTTGTGTATTGATCGATCCATTGACCAGTGTAACCATTAATACCCATCCGTTGGGGAATGAACTCCAATTAGCGTGGGTGATGCCTGAGACGTTGCCGGATAGTTACCGGTTGGCGATATTCAAGAATATAACAGTCATAACCGATCTGCAAATAAGCAATTACTTTTCCGGCGTGGAAACCGACATACCGGTTACATTTATCGAGCCGGATAGTAGTGGTAATATCGTTGACGGCATAATCGATATGAATGTCGAAAACGGCAAGCATTACTACTATAGGTTGCTGATTCAGGACAAGGATAGCGAATTATATTCCGCCACAGTAGATGCTGATAAGGTGGTAACATCTACCTATACTATTGTTGCCATTGACTGCAAGGAATTGGTTATCAAGGCTATAAAGCGGATACTCAATACTTATTCGTTGATCGAGTGGAAAGACTATGAATTAAGGCGGCAGTGGACACCGCCTGCGGATAAAAATCCTACAATTTACGTGGTGCGTGCGCCAAATCAGGTGGTTCAGCACTATATGGGCGATATGATCCTAAATCGTGGCAACGAGCAGATACAGGGAGAGATCGAGCAGGACAATATTGAAGTGATCTGGGAAGATCCGAATCATTTGAGGATCGATACATTGACCAACATTTTTCGGTATTCAAAGACGATCATTAAACGCTATTTTGAGGCGAACGACATAACTGAGGTAGAGATCGTTATGGGTGGGGATGCCCTAAATGCGGCGTTCCATGACAGACCGGAACCATCTGCTTCGATGATGATACATTGCACCTTTGAGGTGCAGGAAATTTATATAGACAATAAGACCGAAGATGGAATTGGCGGTCAGGAATTAAGAATTGAAGAACAGGAGAGTTAATTATGTCAACCAAGAAAACTAAAACCGAACCAGTCCCGAATCCCGAAGCTTCGGGACGGGATGAAAAAGTTGCGATCCCGGCCTATGTGAAGGCCAGACAGTTGCCTCTATATATGGCAAACATAATGGAGAACTACTGTGCAACCAAAGAGGGCGTGGGGTTCCCGAAGACCGAAAAGCGGACAATTGCCGAATGGGATGCAATGTACCAAAAAATGAACTCTGAAAAGGTGTGAAATGAGCGTATTGCCGATTAAATATCTGAACATTACGCCAAGCGAAATACCAGTGGGTTGTATTCTGAGGTGGAGCTATTTTATGCTCAAAGAAACGACGGGATTCGATGCCGGATTCGATGCCGGATTTGGGGGGAGCGATGTTAATCCGAAACAATACGCACTACCGGCGAATCCGAGGTTGTATCTATTCAGAAGGGTTGGCGGCCCTATAACGGAAGATGATATTAATGATTATTTTTTCGGACTACCGGGGAATGCTTACCCGGATATTTGGGAAATGCGTCCCGATGCAGATGGAATTATACAAAGAAAAAGACTTGACAAAGAAAGAATATTTCATGGTGTTCAGGTTTATTATGCTTTGGTAATCAGAGATATGGATACTGGTACTATCTCTGAAATGGTAACAAACAACATTGTAATTAATTGAAGGAGAACAAATCATGGCTGGATTTTATTTTAACGGAAAGGTGAATTACTTTCCCGGCGCGTATGGAATGATTCAGGTAATTTCAAGCGCGGGGGCGGCTATTCCCGAATTTCAAATCGGTTTAATTATGGGCAAGCAGGATAAGGGGAAACCTTATTCAGATGCCGATCCGTTTGTCGGATTTTCCAAAACATCGGATGTATGGAACTACTATGGTCGATACAGTGAGATCGCCAAGGCCTACGAGTATGCGAAGTCAATGGGCATGGGCGCCTGTTTCTGCGTGGGCATGAATCCCAGCATACAGCCCGAATTTACGGTTTTGGATGAAACGCCGGTCGCTACGGTACTGTTTACGGTACGGGATTACGGCGCACATGCCAACGATCATTCAATCGAGATTGACGGTGTTCATAACCGTACATTGAGCGCGGGTAGTAGCGCGAGTTTCATCTTAGGCGAAACGGTGGCAGATACGGCAACCGGACTGAAAACCGGTATAGTCATTTCCAAGCCGGACGGGACCCACATGGTTATCAGAACGACCAGCGCAACACAGATCGGAACAGAGGCGATTGTCGGTGTGACTTCTGCGGCAACCGGAACCTTGGCGGCAATTGGCGTAGAGGTTGGGTGTGTGATTATGACGACTCCGCCTAAGAATAGTCAATTTTTGATGGCGGATGTGGTATTAGGCGCTACGCAAATCAGTGTTCAGGGCGTGGCCGGGATCAGCGCCGGTCAGGAATTCAATCTGACCGACAACGATGGGACTTATGAAACCATTACGGTCCAGAGCGTGAATACCGTTACTAATGTTATCACTTTAGAATCGGCGATCACAACGGCGGCTGGCTTTACAACCGCGAAATATGCCCGGATTTTCCAGAACGATACCGATAACATCGAGGAATCGGACGTTCTGTATTCGCAAGATGAAGTCGTGGCCTATTATGCCGATGCTGAAGGCCGGTTACTGATCGGTGAGGAAGCGTCTGCCAATAAGGGCATTCCTGATCAGATCGAGGCGACTTACGTGACGGAGTTTGTAACCAGTACACCCGGATCATTGCCGGTTGCAACGGTTAGCGATTATCAAACAGCGTTTGCGCTATTCCCGGACTTGTTTACGGAATTCAGCAATGTTTATGGAAAAGACCTGCGCGTTCTTTATCCTGTGACGGACAATGCCACGGTACACGGATATTTGAAGGCATTCGCCGTTGCGAGACGGGCTTTGGGCAAACCTATATCCGGAATAGTCGGCGGTGGCGACAATGACATCGATTTTGTGGCATTGGCGGAGATCAGAGCGATTAACAGCCAGGATATTCAGTATGCAGTGGGTGGAGTGGACGATGAGGCATCCTACTTATCTCATGCGGCATTACTGTTTGGGAATAGAATCGTCAATGCGGTAGCGCATAACCAGACTTTTGACAAAGTACCGGCTTCCAAAGTTGAGGCATGGTACAATGAGGAATCGGCGGTAGGCGTGGCGTTGGTTAATGGCGGCGGTACGATTATCACGATCCCGAAACATGCCAAAGGAATGGGTTATGTTTGGGCGAAGGGACAGAATACACTACTGGCCAACACCGTGCCATGGAATTTAGACAATAGCACCTATTTGATCATGCAACGGGATCTTTCGGATTACTCTCAGAAGATCATGGTTGAGGGCTATGAGTCACAGTTTGTCGGAAACGACGGTCTGACTATGGCGGATGTGGATCGGTTCGCCAAGGCGACAATATCTTCGATGGTCGCAAAGGGCATTATCGTTTCGGGCAAGGTTGATGAAATCATTGACGAATCCGAAGGCTGGACGATCAAATGGGCGGCCAAATTGCCAACCGAGCGTAACTATATTGGCATTGTAACACAAATCTTAGCATAAGGAAAGGGGTAGTTCATTATGAATTACGGAGCATTTAAACTAAGTACAAAGTACAACCATGTTTTTGGCGGGTCTGAAGTCGGTTACATCATCTATTTAAAAGCTGAGACCACACTTCATCCAATCGGACGTGGATCGGGATTTAATGTGGATGCGGCAATCGAACAGATTCCAGTCGAGGAATATGGTGTTGAAGTCATCCGGGAATACACAGATGGAAAATATACGATGACCGGTCGTTTTGAAACGTTTTTCATTCCGGCTCAGGACAATCTCATGCCGAACACTCAGAATTTCCGGGACAAAGTATATGTGGTTGACATGGTTTGCGCGGGCGCTGTCAGTGCAAAGCTTTTGGCGACTTATACCTATAAAGATGAAACTGGTACATCACACACAATGGCTGCCGGTAGCGTTCTTGATCTGGATGGTCTGGTTCTGAAACGCTGGACGGGGGTTAAATTCTCCGGCAAGGGATTAACTCAGAGTGCGCGTGGTTTAATCGGCATGAATGTGCCATTTGTTGCCAGTTTTGAATTAAATGGCGACGAAGTGGGTTCCCAAATACCAGATGAACCACCGCCGCCAGTTTAATAAAACACTGAAATCGGTATAGGAGATGATGATGAATAATACCGTGGAGTTTACAATAGATGGGGTCGGGACTTTCGAGTTCCGATCCCAGCTTACTCACATAGAGGAATCGAAACTCAATTTGCTTATTGACAAGTTCATGGATTATGAAATAGATGAAATTCGGACAAGGGCGATAGCCTTTCAGGACAAGGCCATCGAGAGAATACTGAAGAAATATCCCGAATATTCGGGACGAGAAATGAGTGACCTAAGCGACGAAGAAAGAAAGAATCTGGATGATCTTTATTTCAAAGACGACAGCCATGAAGCATTAATTGCCAAAGGTCAATTTTGGCAAATTAACCATATAACGAACGTGTTTAAATTGGACATGCTCAAGGTGCGATTGCCTGATGGAATAAACTTTCAGAAGATGGATGAGCCGTTATTCTTCAGGATTTATGCCGAATATCAAAAGGCAATTGAGCCGATTACTCAAAAAAAAAATTGATCTATGAGATCATTAACACGCCGATAGCGAAGCGGGGGTCGATAAAGGAATGGCAGATTTACAAGGAGTTTGCCGATTCAATAAAAGGCTGGTGGAAACGGCAGTTCAATTATTCGACTACCGATCCACGATACCAAGCGGCGACCGAACTTGATATTGCTGAGGACTACGCTCTATTTCTGGCCGAAATTGACAACGAGGATGAAAGATCGGGGAAAAGGAAACAACAGGAATGGGAAGAGGAAATGAAGGACGCTGATAAATTCCGGGAATGGCAGGCAAAGTTCACGATAAAAAATAGCGCCAAGAGCGAATCTGTTTCTGCACCCAAAACGATTGAACTGAAAAATAATCCTATCCCGAAGGTTCGGGATAAATAACGGTAGAGGTTAATGTGGAGACTATAGGAATTGCTATACGGGCAAAAGCAAATTTGGAGGAAGTGGATGCGGCGGCGCAGAAACTTGAGAGGTTTGGCGAGGCTTCTCAAAGAGCATCTTCCAAGGTGCGTCAATTAGTTGAATCCATGCGTGAGGGCGCGACAACCGATATTAACAATCTCACCGAGCAAATTGGCCAATTACAGAAAAAGATTCAGGAACCCGGCTTGTCACAGAAAGAAAGAAATCAGGCCAAACAGCAACTTACCGATCTGCGTGATCAGGTCAAAGAAATGAAACAGTTGCAGAGGGCAAAAGTTGACGATTACGGGATTATGGAATCGGAAGCCAGACAGCAACTGGAACATCTGAAAAATAAGCGGGCGTTGACCAATGCTGAGAAAGAGCAGGTTAAAGTTCTGGAAGAAGGGTTGCGATATTTAGAGAAATACAATAAAGCGAAACTGGATATAGACAGTCTTCATTTGGATAAAATGCAGACCGAACTAAGAGATCAGGATAAAGAGGCGGAAAAATCCGGAATTGTCGGTTATGGCAAAAGCATGGTAAAGCGTGGAATCGGTATGCTCGTTGGCGGGTCTATTATTGCTGTAGCTGTCCAAATGATGAATAAATGGGCTGATCTGGATACGCAGATAACGAAAACCGGGGCGTCATTGGGCGGGATGAGCAAAGCGGGTGTTGATGCGTTGAACGAAATTGGAAATAAGTTCGGCTATACCAAAGAGGAAGCCTTGGCCTTTCTGGAAGTCTATACCAGCATCAGTGGCAAAATGGAGGATTTAGGGCGTTCGGGTGTAGAGCGCAAGGGCTTCGCCAATCTGACCGAGTGGGGACGTGTCATGGGCATTGGCGGCGAGGCCATGAAGCTGCGGGAATTGCAACGTTGGGGCGGTGAAGGCGTTAAGCCGGGCACAGATCAGTTTTTCCGCTATCAGTTCACTGCATTGGCTCAAATGCTGAATATGCGCGAGGGCAGGATGACGGAGTTTGTTGAAACTTCGGTCACTTTAGTAAAATCGATGGAGCGGACGTTCAACAAAGTCTCAGATTCCGACATATTCAGGAATATCATGTTGCCATCGGTGGTTTTCGGTGGGGCAGATCGTGGCCGGGGCGAAAGGGGATTAAGTTTCATGCAAAGGCTGAATCAAGGCATGACCGGCGGCGGGGACTTAATGAATTTGATGATGTATAGAACGATTGGAGTACCGACGAACTGGACGCAAATGTGGGGCGCTAAGGCATTACGCGAACAGGGCGCATACGGCAAATTACCATCGGGCGATCCTGCATTTATCGGTATGCTTAAAACTGCTGAAGGAATGTTCGGCGGGGGTAAGCGGTATGATGAAATTCTGACGGCCCTGAAGGATAAAACAAAATCCAAAGAAGAACAGGATAAATTACAGGCCGAAAGGACGGAGATCGAGAGCAAAATCATGGCTAACATATCGGCAGCAATGCCAGAAATGAGCGCGGTCGAAATTCAAAATATGATGGATATGTTCAATGGTCTTAAACAGGGAACATGGACAATGGATGCGGGGAAAATCAGCCCCGGAATGAGGGATAAATTATCTATGGTGGAAGAAACGAAAGACCTTGAGAAAGTTAGGAAAAAAATTGAGGCGTTGAAGGGTAATGAATCCACGGAGATAGTTACAGCTCTTAAAAAGACAGAAACAGAACTTCTGGAAAAGGTAAGCCGAAAAATCACTCCGAACCAAATTATCGAAGATAAAAAAACCGGCGAATTCACAATTACCGGTTTGAATCAGAAGAACATAGAAACGATCCTGGATATTCCGAAGTTGGTCGAAAAGATAGACGCCAGCAAGGCCATTTCCGCAGGCGAACGCTGGAAGGTAGCAATCGAAAATATGCAATTCAGTATAGGCGGGATATTCGGGCCGACTATGATAGGATTGCTGACCGGATTGGCAAGGGGAGTGGACTCGATTGCCAGTAGATTTGTGGGAACATATAAATCACAGACATCAAATCTTGACTATTTAGAAAAACAAGGACGGGCGTATTTCGAGAAGGCGGGCATGATTCAATTTCCGAAAGAGATTACCCAAGAAAATTTAATCAAAATGGAGAAAAAAGTCGAAGCGGCAACAGGCAAAAAGCCCGGTGATCAAGGTTATCAGACTCCGGAAAAATTGATGGAACTTGAACAAAAGATTAAGGAATATCGTGAAAAATTAAGTGACCCATCCTGGCTTTTAACGAGAGAATATGCGGGTTCATCTTTTATGCCTGAAGAAACGAAAAGCATGGAGATATTCGGACTCAATCTTAATCCGTGGCAGAATTTAATATATGAGAAAGAAAGGAAGGGTTGGATTGGGAAAAGGGCATACAATTCATTCGCGACAGAACAGGAAAAAGAAAAAATTATTGCTGAACTATCCAAGAAATATCCAGACATGCCGATAGAGGAGATTGGTAATCAGGTAAAATATGCGGAGTCGCTCATCAAAAGTAAGGCAGATGCAGAATTAGATGCCGCTATGAAAGATTATCATAAAGTGCAGACTATTCAAAAGACAATGAAACTTGAAGACATCAATGCGAATTACGAATATAATCTATCTCAAGAAGGGGCAGGTTTCAAGCGAGCGAGACTGTCTGCACTTAAAACAATGTATGAGACAGATTTAGAAAGACTTGGAGATTTGGAGAAAATGGCTGGCAGTGATGCTTCAATTCAAAAACCCACGATTCGGGAATATCCGGGACCGTATAGGACAGATTCCGGCGGCGATAATGATTTCTTACTCAAGGGCATACGAGAGGACTTGGGGAAAATGGCAGTTACAAAAGAGGGCGAGGCTAATATCTTCAATGCTCGTGAATTAAGGGTTGATAGATTTGTCATTGGCTCTAATCCTTTTGAAAATTTCAATCGGCAAAGTCTGCCGCCTGTGATTAAGATAAATATTGAAGGCGGTGGCGGTGATATTAGGAACGTTCAATATAATCGGGAAACCGGTGAAACGACAGTTAGGATCGGCGCAACGGACAATTATTAATGAGCATTAAATCCAAGATACGGTCAGTTCATCCCAGAATTCAACTCTGGAACGATTTCTTTGTCGGCAAAGAACTGGAAGATTCGATAGAATCGATTGAAACCAGTAAAAGCATTAATGAGATTGCCGGGACGTTCAATATTCAATTAAAACCGAATGAGGGAAATATAGGAAAATCTTCTGACTGGTGGTATGACCGATTCGATCCACAGGATGTCATCGGGATAACGATAGACTCAGACAGGAATAAGGATAGTGACGGCAAGGACAAGGGCGCTCAATTCCTGGGATTGGTCGATGTTCCGCAAAAGAACAATGTATATGGCGGCGAAAGCCCATCCAGAGGCGTGACTATTTCCGGACGTGATTTCGGGGCGATACTGCTGGATGATGATCTGGTGAATATTCGTGAAATATTTCTTGAGGTAAAACAAGATGGTGCGCCAACAGGTCAAATTGCTTCATTATATGAAGCCACAGAAAAGGAAATTGCAGAAAAATTACAAGGTAGGCATCCGTGCTTTACGCCACAATGTTTAGCGGGAATCGGGCCTACATTGGCAACCGATAAGAATATTTTTACATTTATGGATGCAACTGTAACCGATGCGGTTCAATTCATATTCGATAACTGTACTTCGATCCGAAATCTTGTCTATATCGATCCAAAGGAGAAAATACTTGTTCGGGACATGATCGACGGGAAAACCTATGTCAAACAGCGTCCCGGTTATGTATGTGTCCAGACTGCCAATTTATCGAGTTATCAGGGGAATCTATTGAACTTCATCCGAGAAGTTCTGGATAATGATTTCAATGAGCTGATGGTTGATACCAAAGATGGTAAGAGTTATCTTCGGGTACGTCCTAAACCATTTGATCGAACCGATGATGTCGTGAATGGCATCAAAATCCCGAACGGAGATCCTTTTTCATGGGAAAGTCTTAAAAACTTCGTTGATGATGAAAAATACCATGAAATTGAAAATTGTGATATTCTTGAAGAAACCCTATATCGGAGTAAGGAAAATGTTTTTAGCGTGTTCAAGGCAAATCCGGCGGCTTTGAATGACCTTGAAGAAGTATTTGGATTCACTCTAAAAAGAGCAACGGTGGATTTGTATAATTTGTTGCGCTACGGATTCAAGAAAACAGAAGCCGATATACGCACGACCTACCAAGGCAATGATGGCAAGATCATAGAAGATATGTTCCGGGAGTGTCGGGACCGTCTGAAGAACTGGAATATTTACGCACCCGTCTATGAAAAAGGTACGATCAAGATCAAGGGCAATGAATCAATTCATGTTGGGGATAAAATATATCTGCCACAATATAAACGTAGTTATATCTCAAAGGAAATGACTTCGGGCGATGAAAGCACAGTTAATTGTGAGGGCTTCGAGTTCTATGTAACAGGCGTCAAACAACGTTGGGCGCAGGAAGAAAACTTTCTCTCAACTTTAGCGGTAGAGAGAGGACAAAATGCGAAGTTGTTATCTGAATATAAAAAGGAGCGTGATAGCATTTTAAAATATCTGGCGAATAATATTGAGACCTTGTTTCCATTAATGGAGGCATTTAAAAAATGGTAGTGAAGAAACTCAAGGGTGTGAATACTTTCGGCCTCTACATAGGCCAATTGTTCAAGAATGGGAATGAAATATTCCTAATCGATGAAATGCGAAATGTATTTAAAATCGGATCGCTATCGTTTTTGAATAAATACTTCAATGCCAACGAGGGTGATATTGAATATCCAAGAGTGTGGGAAGATAAAACCGAACAGATCAAAGCGACTACCGGCAAGACCGAACCTAAGAGTGGCGATATAGTCATATTTGGTTTTATTGGCGGGCGCGTGAACTATCCTATCATTCTGGGTTCTATATCGCAAATCAATCTTTTTGGGGATAAATACAGATCGGACTTTGAAAAGTTTATCGATATGCAGGAAGCGCGACATCTGATCAAGTCGAATATCAAGCGCAAGATCGAGATCGAGGAGGATAATGAGGGCAAGCATGAGAAAACGATCACGACCTATGTAGATATTGCGAACGAGGGCGATCCACAGGAAGAGCGGGGAACGATAAAACTCACCATCGGCAAAGATGGAGAAATTGTATTAGACATTGCCGAGATAGCCGAGAAGACCGGTACTGGAAATTTAACATTGAACCTGAAGGGGAATGACGGCCAGACAAACGGAAATGTCACATTGAATTTCAATGGAAAACTGTCACTTATAAATACTGATGATGAGGGCGCGGCCAACGGGAATAAGATCGTTATAGACAATACTGACGGCGACGAAAAAATCTCCATCGAGGATAAACATGGGAACAAGTTCAATTCGACTAAGGACGGGATTACAATAGATGTTGTGGGAGATGTAAATGTAAATGCTTCCGGCAATGCTTTAATATCGGCGATTGATACGAAAATAGGTGGTTCCGACGCATCGCAAGCGGTGTGTTTAAAAGGATTATCAGACTGGATTCTTACTCATAATCACATGGGGAACATGGGTGCGCCGACGCCAGTATTTCCGGCTGACTTAGCGGCATTACAGGCAATATTGGCTCCGGGTGGCGGTGGTTTATCCAATAAAGCGAATGAGACTGTGGAGGTAGCAGGATAATGGCATTAGTAATAGGCAATTCGACAGCAGGGAGCGGTGCGGCTAAACGGATATGGGACGCATTGTCGGTAGAAGGTATGCCTGGTGCAAAACAATTAAATGAAAATGATGATTCATACGAATTAAGAATCAATAATCTAAAAATGATGTGCTTTGCAATAACAACTGGTATTATAGAAGAAATACTGGCCAATCTTGAAATCAAGGGCGTGAAGGTTGTGCTGGATACGAGTTTGAATCAGGTGTTTTCAGCCGGCGTGCCGGTGCCGATGGATGGCGGGGCGGTATTGCAAACTTGCTGGAAAGCGGCAACAATGGCTGGCATAGCAGATAAGGCGACGCAAAACAATGACGGCAAAGGATTAGTGGCATGAGTTTCACTTCGGTATTATCCAACATTGCCAACGTTATTCGGGATCTGTCGAACGTTATCCTGTTTGAATTTTCAAAGTATAATACCGAGACAGGTAAAAACACGTCGTTATATTTTACGGTATTCTGGACATTGCCGACCGATATAAACTATACCTACCCGTCACGAAATAAGTTCACACAAACCAAAGACGGCGGATTTCTGGACAAATTCGATATGGGAATGCCCAAGATCAGGATGAGTGGAACATTCGGAAAAGAACGACGGGGTATTTTGTATTTGGACGGGCTGACGAGGCTGAGAATGTTCAAAGAAATGGTCAAATACTATCATACCGTTTCCAGCACAAATAACGATTCGGCTGGATTCTTTAACATGATAGCCGTTGGGGTTGGAGCGATCGGATCCGGAATGAGTGTAAAAGACAAACTCAAATTGAAAAATGATGAAGTATATGCGATGACGATGTTCGATTTCATCAATAGTGAAATATGGGTGATCGATCCTACAAGTCTTGACATTATCGAGAGCGCAAAGGCTTCGGCGAATCTTCCGCGTTACGAACTGAAGATGCAGGCAATTTGTAAGGCTTTGGGCGGTAAGGCGGATGAGTTATTATCAAAGACTTTAGCGGTCAGAGATGCGGCGCTGGCGGCGGATTCATTAATGGCAACCTTGCTGACACCACTACCGGAACGATTTAAGACGCAAATTAAGCCGTTGTGGACAAAGATGAAAAGTATATTCAGGGTATAAATGGAAGACTATTTCGGAATACTAAAGGAACTGACTGCCTTGTTTGAGGAGGTTTACAATTATTACCTGTATGTGAAGACTTCACAGCCGGAAACCGACATCGATCAGTTCACGACTGCCGTTGACTATGACGATGAAATAAAAAATGTGCTTGATATGTTGCAATATTTAACGATTCTGAAAAATGCGCCTAAATATGCAAGATTGAGTAAGGAGCGGTGGTTGGAGTATATTGCGGCATCGGCAAGCGGAAGCGACTACTTTGTACGGGTGACGATCCCTTATACCGTGAAGGACTATGAGGACATTCAAGCAATAGCCGATAAGTTCAATGTTGACTGGCAGGAAATACTTACTACAAATGGGTTAAAAAGTAGCGAAATAGTCGGTGGATTAGTTATCAATATACCTCAATTAAAAAAATACAATTTAGACGAAATCAATATAGAAGTATTTGGGACTCAGGATGGGGAATCGGCGTTTGGAAGCGATCTAACCAACTTCCTTGAAGAAGATTATATAGGTGATATGAACGAGAATATAGAAATATTGAAACAGAGCATTCAGAACTATACACTACCGGTTCTGGATGAAATAATGATCGGGCATTACGATCCGGGTATTATATCGACTATCATTAAGGCGCGTCTTATGGCCGAATACGCCAAGGATCAGAGGATCGAACAGGTCGTAGATATTATCATTACCGAAGATCAGGACTCGTTCAAGGTTTCGTCTATATTGCAGGTTGTGAATTACAGTGAACCAATCGAGGTATAAAAATGGCGACTGAAAGAGAAATCGAGAAAGATTTAATTACAGATTTCGTGGCGGCACAGGATAAGATAACATATTTCGGCTCAGGAAGCGTCATCAAGGGCTTGCTACATTCGATTGCGCGAAGGCTGGCTGAGGTTTGGTATGATTATGGTCAAAAGGTCAAAACGTTGTTCCTGAGCAGTGCTACGGCGGATGATCTGGATTCCTATGGGGCAAATCGGGGCGTAACAAGGTTATCTTCTGTTGGTTCGCAGGTATTGTTGGTATTTAAGGGAACAGCCGCGACGATTGTACCGGAAAAGACACAGATCACAGGCGATCATAATATCGTTTTTGAAACGCAGAATGAAATTACCATAAGTACCGACGGCGGCTATCAGTTCGGAAGCGAAGGATTGGGCGCGGCGGTATTGGCGCAATGTACTTCAACCGGCGCAACAACTAATGTTGCCGAAAACACGGTGACAAAATTAGTTGTAGCCATTGCAGGCATCGATAGTGTGACGAATCCATTACCGGCCTATTATGGGGCCGACGAGGAAAGCGATGAGGAATACCGTTATCGGATTAAAAATCAGGTCAGTATCCTGAATAAGACAACACTGGAATTTATCAAGGCGGCATGTCAGGAAGTAATACCGGACATTAGTCGGGTATATGTTGAAAAGGCAACGGGTGAAAACGCCATCAATATCTACGCAATAACCCGAAGCGATACCTATCTTTCGACGGCACAAAAGGCGTTGGTGATGAAATACCTGAACGATAATTGGGTGATATTACCACAGGTGAATATGCTTGATCTGCCGACAACGGCGGTAGATGTTTATATGGTGGTTCGACCGAAAGCGGGATATACTTTAGCGGAGGTGTTCGTGTCGATTGCCGATCAGATCATGGAGTATCTGGACTTTAGGACATGGCCGCTGGGCGACGACGTGGAAAGCGACAGTATATTACAAATTTGCTTAAATAGTGAGCTGATCGATGATATTGATGTGCCTACTTTTGAACCAAACGAGAATATTGAAGTAGCCTATAACGCGATACCGATGCTGAATAATATCACGATGGTTCACATGAATAATAGTTCAATTTCAATCAATCTGGATTTGCATCCATCATATTAAGAATTATGAATTATGAATTAAAAATTGAGAATTAAAAATTATGACTATATCTATCTATGACTCGTTAATAAAAAGGCTACCGTGGTTCATCGATATTACCAGCAACATTTTACAGAAATTGCTGACTGTTGTAGCCGATTTAATTGATGAATTAGATGACGAAATCCAGGGCGCGAGTGAAATAAATCAGACCAAGAAGAAATTGAGACAGATATTATCTGAGTGGAAATTGGACGCAAGTTCTGTTTGTTCTATAGAGAATTTACAGAACATTCTACGTCATCGCTTTGATTACCACTCCAAGCGCGGATCGGAGCAGGGAATTTTGAACGATATTGAAATGCTTTGTAATTCCGGAGCGAATATCTACTCAAATCCGCCTGTATTGGAATGGTATTTGGACATCAATTATCCATTCGAGGGCGATGGAGAAGATTCACCACTGGATTTTAGCGACGCCTGTTTTGGATATTTGATCGATTTGGGTATAGCGATCAGGTTCCAAATTGACAATAACGCCAAGACAGAGGCGGAAATATTGGACATTTTAAGAAAGAACAGCATACCTGTTCACATTGACGCATTGCTGGATGTAGTTGAGGATAGTTTCAATTATTTAATGCTTGAAGAAAATCTAAATTGGATGTAAAGGAGAAATTATGAACACATTAGAGTTTTATCGTAAGAATATGCCGCGTGGAATGGCGTTTGTCGAAACCGTTGCATGGGCAACGGGAGCAACGCCGACGCTTACTTTAGACCCGGTAGCAAATGAGGAAATATTTATTGATGAAATCGGAATTCAATGTGATTCGACTTTTGAACTACCGGTTGGAAAGAATATCATCTTTACAGGGCTATTCAAGTCGAATGGTACAACCAATTTTGAGATTCATACCATCAAGGAATTGAAGGCGCTATTGGACGGTCTGAATATTCTTACGACAGAAATGGCAGGGAAAATCAAAATTAAGCCACCATTGCTCTTAACGGATTCCGGGTTAAGGGGTATTTTGACGTTTTCGATAAGCCATACAGACGGTGTGGCCGGAGCGATAACGGGTACAATAACCTTTATTGTCAAGGGTTGGAGATTGACTGAATCGGAAGATTAGTCAGTTGAAAGTTAAAAGTTGAAAGTTAAAAGTTGAAGATTGGGAATTTTAAATAGCAGGTGAGATATGAATGAAGTTAATTTGCTGAAAGGCTTGAAAATAACAACGGATGATTTGTCGATTTTAAGACTGTTTATCGAAGATACGTTGCGGAAATATATTGGACTGAGGCTTGCCTCGTCCGGCGTGGTAATGAGAACCGATGTCGATACAAGTTTTAAGGTGACAATGAATGTTTCCGGAGTGTGGACGGTAGCGGCTGGACATATCATCACTGACGACTATGAAATAATCACAAATCCAATTGCAGGATTAGAGCCTCAGGATGGATTGGAGCCGGGTGATTTGGATGGGAGCAATCCATTAGAACAGAATATAGCCGAGGAACAGTATATTCTTGTTCAGACTTACGGGAAAACGCAAAAAGTCGATGTAGGGAAAATTGCTGTTACTGCAACTTCGGATGCCGTTGTGGGTACGAATACGGCTTTCACGAAATATGTCAAGGCGGGGATGGTCGTTACGGTATCCGGTAGTGCATTAGGCAATAATGGCAATTACACTATTGATGTAGTCACTGATGATACGCATTTAACGACAGTCGAAAATTTCACGGCGACCGAATCGAATCTGAAATTCAAGGTGTTAGGGACATATTTTGAGGGCTATCCTGTGGGTGGCGATAAAAGCCTCTATACTTTTAACTCGTTCTCGTTCAGAACATCGACTCTGGCAAATTTGGCGGGCGGTGAATATCTATTAGCCAAATGTGTTTATGCAGGTGGTGAATGGACCGCCACCGATATGCGGAGCAGTAACAGATTCTCAATACCAGAATTGGGTACAACAGAGATCGCTAATTTGGCCGTGACACTGGCGAAGATGGCGACGGGAAGCGTGGATGAGAACAAGCTATTGGCGTCGGCATTTACAGGCGCATTGGCCGGGAGCGGCGGCGGTGTTAAGTTTAATGTAAAGAATCTGGGGATTGTTACAGCCATGATTGATAATTTGGCGATTACGGCGGCGAAACTGGCGGCTGGCGCAGTGACATTGGCGAAGATGGCCGATGAAAGTGTTGACCATAATAAAATTGCTTCAACGTCTTTTGCGGCAGGAATGCTTATTGGTGGTAGTGGAACTCAAATATCTATTGCTACCCAAACGAAGTTTTCAGCATATAGAACGGGTACAAATTTTGAGATTCCTCATTCAACCTTAACTGAAATTATTTTTAACGCTGAGAATTATGATATTGGCAGTTGCTTTAATCTGGGGACTGGTATGTTTGTGGCTCCATTTACCAAATATTATCACTTTGATATGAACTTAACTTTTGATTCTTTTGCGTTTGATGTGACAAAGTTTATCTACATTTACTTATATGTTAATGGTGTACCGGCAATACATCGAAGATTTTTTGGTAATGGCGGGACATTCTATTGGACGGCTGGTTTTGGTATAGATGTGGCATTGACTGCTTTGGATTCGGTGGTAGCTAAGATTGTCCAAAATACAGGATCATCAATATTTATAAATACTGGTGCCTACGTATCAGTTTTTAGTGGTCATTTAATTCTTTAGATTTAGGAGGTTTATATGAATTTATCACAATTATTCAGTTCGGATTATGGCTATGAAATAAGCGCGGCGGGGTCTTATGACCTAAGCCCAAATACTCAGGGGGTAATACTGGGGACTACGCAAGACGCTGGGAATCATATAGCGATTCAATTCCTTACCGGCGCGGCGATTGTCTGTACGGATTACCTTTTAAAGCAGGTTCCTTATGGGATAAAACCAACCAAGATCATCATTACCGGGACTGTCAAGGTCTGGGTATTGGAAAAGGTGAACGGGTAATGAGGCTGTTTTGGCGGTTCGGGATATGCTTCCCATTTGAAGTTACGGATTACTATTCGAGTTACTGCGATCTTGATCTGTATGAGGCTGAAGGCAGTTGTTTTTACGGCCTGTCGGCGTTTACGACGATCATATCGAGCGCGGCTGGGAAACGGGGCAGTTAATACATTCACTTTTCAGATTGTCCGGAAGTAGCAATAATCAAGCAAAAAACGTCTGAAAATGTCAAAGAAATGTCAAAATCCGCAACTCTTCACGACGAGGCGTACTTGAATGGCATTCAAGGGGTCGTGAGTTCGATCCTCATCAGCTCCACAAATACGAGAAAACGAGAATAATCGAAAAGATGAACTTTATTTTTTCAAGGGAAATCGTCCTAATTTATCGGAAAATC